GGAATGGCTCGTAAAGGAAATGGATTAACTATTTATAACAAAGCCGAAGAAGAAAATGGTGATTACAAAAATGTAGCACTCATTGATAACAAAGGTAAAATAAAATACTTAGATAAAAAAGTACCATCTAACATTAAGAAACAAATTGAAGACGAAGCTAAGAAGATGATGGAAATCACAAACGAAGGAAACTCAATGATAAAATTAAAAAACTTAATGAACGAATCAATAGGACTTGGTGAACTACCATCTGAAAAACTAATGAAGATGAAAGTATCAGCTAAAGATATGTTGGATTCAGTTAATCCTAAAAAAGTAAATGAATCTGAAGAGGATGAGTCAAGGAAGAGACTCGATTCTATCAATAAAATCAGACAGGCACTGTCAAAAACAAAAGACCTAAAAAGAGCAGAGTTCGGCTTCCTTGATGATGTTAAAGCTAAAAGACTACTACTAAGCCTAATAGACCATCTAGAAAAACAAGTGAAGGTACTCTCAAAATAAATCATTAAAAAAGCTAGGATAACAATAATGGATTACTCAGATATATTACAAGATATTTCAGTTGACTTATCATTTATGGTAAAGAAACATCTAAAGGATATTAAAAAATTAGATTCCAAAAAACAAAAACAATTTGGAAAACTATTAGGAGATATGCTGAAAGGTATAGATGATTTAAGTGAAGCCAATGAATCAGTTGTTAACGAAGCTAAGATAGCATTTGTGAATGATAAGTTAGTGGGTGATAGAATCCAAAAATCAGGATTGTTACCACTATTGGGTGACAACAACGCATCTTTAAATGCTAACAAAGTGAAATTTACAAGAGAGTTAAGAGATACACTAATAAAACTTTATAAAAAATACAGTTCATTGACAATAAAGTAATTTTAATAAAAATAAATTAATATTTATATACACCGGTCATTAGTTTGGCTGGTGTATTTTTTTTAATAAAACAATTATATGCAAGAACGAAAAAGTAACTTTAAAAAAGTCCGTAGAGATGATATGGAAGTAATGGGTAATGCAATGGCAGTGAAAGTCGTTAACGGTCAAATTGAACCAGCTCTTAAATTATGGAAACGTAAGATGAAAGATAGTGGTAAATTAGATGAAGTTAAAGATAGACGAGAATTCATAAAACCATCAGCAGTTAATCGAAGAAAACGTGCAGAGGCTATACGAACTCAATGGCACAGAACTCAAGAAGATAAGTAATGAGTACAATATTAGTGTTTTTATTTATACTACACTATTTATTGTAAATTGTGATACCACCTCCCAATAGGTGGTTAACGTTATTTTATATAAACAATTATATTAAGATTTACAATAATCTTATTTCCCCAAAAAATTTAGGAGAATTATTATGGCAAGAAAAGACTTGTTATCAGAAGCAATTGCTGATGCTAAGGCTGTGAAAGAAACAGCAATGGCCAATGCAAAATTAGCTTTGGAAGAGGCATTCACTCCAAAACTTCAATCAATGATATCTGCGAAGCTAGCAGAAGAAGCTGAAGAAGAAATGGAAGAAGAAGAAACTGAAGAAGCGTATCATTCTGAAGAAGCTGAAGTAGAAGAGTACAAAGAAGCAGACATGGATTCTGAAGAAGAAGAAATGGAAGAAGCTGAAATGGATTCTGAAGAAGAAGCAGAAACGGAAGAAGAAGAAATGGAAATGGATTCGGAAGAAGAAATGGAAATGGATTCGGAAGAAGAAATGGAAATGGATTCTGAAGAGGATGAAGATGAATTAGATTTAGAATCTATCATTAGAGAACTTGAAGATGAAAACGAAATGGATTCGGAAGAAGAAATGGAAATGACTGAAGAAGAAGAAATGGAAATGGATTCGGAAGAAGAAGTGACTGAAGAAGAAGAAGAAGAAATCGATTTGGATGAAGTTATCAGAACATTGAAAGAAATGGAAGATGGTGACGAAGAAGAAGAATCGATGACTGAAGCTGAAGAAGAAGATGAAGATATGGCAGGTGAATTGGAAGAAGCTTATACAACTATAAAAAGTTTACAAACTACTATCAACGAAGTTAACCTATTGAACGCTAAACTTCTTTACACTAACAAATTATTCAGAACATTTGATTTAAATGAAAATCAAAAAGTAAAAGTTCTTGAAAACTTTGATAGAACTTCATCAGTAAGAGAAGTTAAGTTAGTATTTTCAACATTAGCTGAAAATCTTAACGTAGCTAAGAAAACAAAAGTTGTTGTTAGAGAAGGTTATGCTTCTAAAGCAACAAAAAGTTCTGCACCTAAGAAAATAATTTCTGAAGGTAATGAAATGGCCGCTCGCTGGAAAAAGCTTGCTGGTTTAAATTAATTTTTAAATAAATAAAAACGGAGAATAAACATGGATTTAAAAAACATCCTTAGTGAAGGTTCTTCTCATACCGCTAGATTGTCAGAAGCTACAAGAGCTTTGGCAGGGAAATGGGAAAAAACTGGTCTTTTAGAAGGAATTGACAACGAAGTTGAAAAAGCAGGCGTTGCAACACTTTTAGAAAACCAAGCAAGACAATTAGTAAAAGAAGCATCTTCTACTGGAACAGCCGCAAACGGTGAAGAATGGGCTGGAGTAGCTCTACCATTAGTAAGACGTATCTTTTCTGAAATAGTTGCTAAAGATTTCGTATCTGTACAACCAATGAACTTACCATCAGGTCTAGTATTTTATCTAGATTTCAAATATGGTACTGCTCAACCAGGTTTTGCAACAGGTGCTGGAAAAGATTCACAACTTGATTCTGTATTCGGTGTTACCGATACTACTGCAGATGCATCTGGTGGACTTTATGGTGCTGGAAGATTTGGTTATACAATCAATGACCAAGTTACTGCAACTCAATTGAGTTCATCAACTTCAGCAACAGCTGCAAATAAATTTGCAACTGGTTCAGCTGCATCAGCTGCTACATGGAATTATGATACTGCATTTAGTTCATCTTACCATACGAAGTTTAACGCAACACTACCAACTGTATATACAATTGCCGTTCCTACTGCATCTATGCCAGGTTTAGACCTTAAAGGTATTAGAGCATTTAGAATTATTGGTACAGATGTTTCTGACCAATTCCCACAATTCGCTGTATTAGATGGTGGAGATGTTAGATTTGTAGTAGAAGGAAGTGCAGTACATAATGATAGTATTACAGTTAAGTATCACAAACAACCAACTGATATTACTCGTGGTGATTTTGAAGCTACTTCAACTGCTAATCCTGAAGTTGATGTTGATATTCCAGAATTAAATGTTGAAATGAAATCAATTCCAATCGTTGCTAAGACACGTAAGTTGAAAGCACAATGGACTCCTGAATTCGCTCAAGATTTGAACGCTTATCATAGTATCGATGCAGAAGCTGAATTAACTTCTATGTTATCAGAATATATCTCACAAGAGATTGATTTTGAAATCTTAGATATGTTGATTACTGATGCTAAGACTACTGGATATTGGTCAACGCAAGTTGGACGTGAATGGAATGGTACAGCATTTGCTGATTATTCTTCTACTGCAGCTGCAGCTAGTGCATTCGGACAGGGAGCTTGGTTTCAAACTCTTGGAACAGTTATCGCTGGTGTATCTAATAAGATTCATCAAAAAACACTTAGAGGTGGAGCTAATTTCATAGTTGTATCTCCAGATGTTGCAACGATAATTGAATCTATTCCAGGTTATGCTAGTGGTGCTGACAACGGTGATGCACAATTTGCATTCGGTGTTCAGAAGATTGGTGCTTTGAATAGCAGATTTACTGTATATAAGAATCCTTATATGAAAGAGAACGTAATACTAATGGGTTATAGAGGAAATCAATTCCTTGAAACTGGCGCTGTTTATGCACCATATATTCCACTTATTATGACTCCTTTAGTATATGACCCTAAAAACTTCACTCCACGTAAAGGTGTTATGACACGTTACGCTAAGCAAATGCTAAGAGGTGAGTTCTACGGAAAAGTATACGTTGATTCATTAAACAAAATTCAGTAATCATTAGATTATAGAATTTATACTTAATCTAAAAGGGCTTACTTCGGTAGGCCCTTTTTTTATGCCTTAAATGTTGTAATAAAAAATGAATTGATATTTATACTAAAGGTTATTTAAGATAGGATTGTATATGCAGGAAAACGTAGAAAAAAAAGCACCCAAAGGGAATATTAAATTTTCAATTACATTATCAGATGAACAAAAAACATCAAAAGCACAAATACTCAATCACCCATTTAGTTTTATAATAGGACAAGCTGGTAGTGGTAAAACTTTATTAGCATGTCAGGTTGGATTGGATATGTTTTTTAAAAGAACTGTGAATAAAATAGTGGTTACTAGACCAACTGTATCAAATGAAGATAATGGATTTCTTCCAGGAACATTAGAAGAAAAAATGGAGCCCTGGTTAGTACCAATTAAATCGAATATGAGAAAGGTTTATAACAAGCCGGCTATATTAGATAAAATGATGGTAGATGAGCAAATTGAATTAGTATCATTATCACATTTTAGGGGAAGAACGTTTGAAAACTCCATAGTTATAGTAGATGAGTTTCAAAATTTAACTAAACAACAACTTCTTATGGTGTTAGGTCGTGTAGGTAAAGGTTCTACTATGATATTATGTGGTGACCCACAACAAATTGATTTAAAATTCAGGAATGATTCAGCAATACATGAAGTTCCTAAATTAAAAAATTCAAAATGGGTTTACGATGTTGTATTAAAGGATAACCATAGACATGAATCTTTAAATGATATTTTAAGATTATTAACAGAATATTAAATTGTATATATTTATTATAAACATTAATCAAAGGTAATTATGTCAGCTGGAAAATATTCATTTACAATAGAGCAGGGGGCTACCCTCCAATTTGAAATACAATATAAAGATTCTAATAACATTCCTGTGGATTTAACTTCATATAACGGAAGATTACAAGTTAGACCAACAGTTGGTTCATCTGATGTGTATTTAACGTTATCAAGTACCTTACAATCAGATAAGACCGGATTAAACTTTAGTGGTTCAAATGGAAGTACACCGTTATCATCAGGTTCAATTGGAATATACGTTTCAGCAGTAACTTCATCAGTATTAGATTTCACAACTGCACATTATGATTTGGAAATCTACTCTGGTAGTGGTAATTCTGAGTATGTGGTTAGGTTATTGGAAGGTAAGGTAAACTTATCTAAAGAGGTAACACGATAAATGGCATCTAAGAAAGTAAATATAACAAATACTGATAATAAAGTAACTGTAACCAACTCAAATAATAAAATTGAGGTTATAGATACTAACGTTGCATCAAATATTGAAGTTACCCGACCCGTAACTACAATAGTTGAAGTAAAATCACCAGGCCCACAAGGTGCAGTTGGTATCACAGGCCCATCTGGGTCACAAGGTATTCAAGGAACTGCAGGCGTTGATGGTGGTGGGGTATTTACACTAATTGAAGGTGGAATAATATACGCAACCACATCATCTCTACAAATATCAGGTTCACTATATGTAAGTGGTTCATATTTTGGAGATGGTTCAAACCTAACAGGCGTTGGTGGAGCAGCTGGAACAATAAGTGGTTCGGCTCAAATCATAGCACATTTACCTGTTGGAACAATAAGTGGTTCAACGCAATTTGATACACTTACACTTCCATTTACAGGTTCATTCACTGGGTCTTTCGCTGGAGATGGTTCTCAACTAACCTCTATTCCATCCCAAACTGCTAACGACTTCACAACAATATTAAAAAATAAACTTGATGCAATCGAAGCTAGTGCTGATGTAACTGATGCAACTAACGTATTAGCAAATTTACCTGCTGGAACAATTAGTAGTTCAGCACAATTACCATCTGGTATTATAAGTGGTTCAACGCAATTTGATACACTTACACTTCCATTTACAGGTTCATTCACTGGGTCTTTCGCTGGAGATGGTTCTCAACTAACCTCTATTCCATCCCAAACTGCTAACGACTTCACAACAATATTAAAAAATAAACTTGATGCAATCGAAGCTAGTGCTGATGTAACTGATGCAACTAACGTATTAGCAAATTTACCTGCTGGAACAATTAGTAGTTCAGCACAATTACCATCTGGTATTATAAGTGGTTCAACGCAATTTGATACACTTACACTTCCATTTACTGGGTCTTTTACAGGCTCATTTATTGGGGATGGTTCGTTATTAACTTCATTACCTACACAAACTGCAAATGACTTTACAAATACTCTAAAAAGCAAATTAGATGCAATTGAAGCATCCGCAGACGTAACCGATACAACTAATGTAACATCTGCTGGGGCATTGATGGATTCTGAGGTTTCTGCATTAGCATTAATTAAAGGATTAACCGCAGCATCAATTTCTGGTTCGTTTACTTCTGTAAGTTCTTCAATAGCATCCGATGTTGCAACCAATACCGCAAAAGTAACAAACGTAAGTACTAATTTAACTAAAACAACTGCTACAGCTCAAATAACAATTAATTCATCTGATGGGGATAACGTAGTTATCGCAGAAGCAAGTGATTCTATTGCCGGCTTAATGAGTACTACCCATCACGATAAACTTGATGGAATCGAAGCATTAGCAGATGTAACAGATACAACCAATGTATTATCTTCTTTAGTTGGGAGTGAATTGGTAGTTAAAACAATAACGGCTGAAGAATATGTAGTAAGTTCATCAGTAACTCATATGACTACATCATTTAGTAGTGGTTCTACAATATTTGGCGATGATATATTAGATACACATCAATTTACAGGTTCATTATTTGTTAGTGGTTCATTATATGGTGATGGTTCAAATTTAACAGGTGTTGGTGGAGCAGCTGGAACGATAAGTAGTTCAGCACAATTACCAACTGGTATTATAAGTGGTTCAACTCAATTCGATACACTCACTCTTCCATTTACAGGCTCATTCACTGGGTCTTTTAATGGTGATGGTAGTGGAATCACAGGAATTAGTGGAGCATCAGATGAAAACTTTACATCGACATTAAAAAACAAATTAGATGGAATTGAAGCATCCTCTGATGTAACAGATACAGCAAATGTATTAGCAAATTTACCTGCTGGTATTATAAGTGGTTCAACTCAATTTAATACATTAACAACTCCATTTACAGGTTCATTTACAGGTTCATATTTTGGAGATGGTTCAAACCTAACAGGCGTTGGTGGAGCAGCTGGAACAATTAGTAGTTCAGCTCAATTACCAAGTGGAATCATAAGTAGTTCAGCTCAATTACCAAGTGGAATCATAAGTGGCTCAACACAATTCGATACACTTACTCTTCCATTTACAGGCTCATTCACTGGGTCTTTCGCTGGAGATGGCTCGTTATTAACTTCATTACCTACTCAGACAGCAAATGATTTTACAAATACTTTAAAAACTAAATTAGATGCCATTGAAGCATCCGCAGATGTAACAGATACGGCAAATGTATTAGCAAATTTACCTGCTGGTATCATAAGTGGTTCAACACAATTGCCAATTGGAATCATAAGTGGTTCAACACAATTCGATACATTAACCCTTCCATTTACAGGTTCATTTACTGGGTCTTTCGCTGGAGATGGGAGTGGATTAACCTCTCTTCCAACCCAAACAGCAAATGATTTTACAAATACTTTAAAAACTAAATTAGATGCCATTGAAGCATCCGCAGATGTAACAGATGCAACTAATGTAGTAGCAGCACTTGATACGTTAGGAGTTATAAGTGGTTCGGCTCAAGTCTTAGCACAATTACCTGATGGAACGATAAGTGGCTCAACGCAATTCGATACATTAACACTCCCATTTACTGGGTCTTTTACAGGCTCATTTGTTGGCGATGGGAGTGGATTAACCTCTCTTCCAGCCCAAACTGCAAATGATTTTACAACAACATTAAAAAACAAATTAGATGCCATTGAGGCATCCGCAGACGTAACCGATGCAGCTAATGTATTATCATCATTGCCAGCTGGGGTAGTAAGTAGTTCAGCATTTCCATTAGGTGTTAATATTACAGGCGGAGCTATAATTACAGGTTCAACATCGATATATCGTTCTGGTTCTATTGGTGATACGACTATATTTAGTGTTGAAGGTGGACTAGGTACTTTATTCTCAGTAACAGATGAACTAACAGGTTCTCTATTCTCAGTAAATGATATATCTGGTATTCCGATTTTTGAAGTATTCTCTGATAATACAGTTAAAATAGGAACTCATAATCAAGAAGGTATTGTAGTAACTGGGAGTAATATAGTAATAACAGGTTCATTATTTGTTAGTGGTTCATTATATGGAGATGGTTCTCAACTAACCTCTCTTCCAACCCAAACTGCAAATGATTTTACAACAACATTAAAAAACAAATTAGATGCCATTGAAGCATCAGCAGATGTAACCGATGCAACTAACGTTGTTGCTGCACTTGATACATTGGGTGTAATAAGTGGCTCAACGCAATTTGATACATTAACTCTTCCATTTACAGGTTCATTTACAGGTTCATTTGCTGGAGATGGTAGTGGGTTAACTTCAGTTCCAATTCCAAGTGGAACGATAAGTGGTTCGGCTCAATTCGATACATTAACTCTCCCATTTACAGGTTCATTCACTGGGTCTTTCTCTGGCGATGGAAGTGGGTTAACCTCTCTTCCAACTCAGACTGCAAATGACTTTACAAATACTCTAAAAAACAAATTAGATGCCATTGAAGCATCCGCAGATGTAACAGATGCAACTAACGTTGTTGCTGCACTTGATACATTGGGTGTAATAAGTGGTTCGGCTCAAGTCTTAGCACAATTACCTGATGGAACGATAAGTGGTTCAACTCAATTCGATACATTAACTCTTCCATTTACAGGTTCGTTTACTGGGTCTTTCTCTGGCGATGGAAGTGGATTAACCTCTCTTCCAACCCAAACTGCAAATGATTTTACAACAACATTAAAAAACAAATTAGATGCCATTGAAGCATCCGCAGATGTAACCGATGCAACTAATGTATTATCTTCTTTAGTTGGGAGTGAATTGGTAGTTAAAACAATAACGGCTGAAGAATATGTAGTAAGTTCATCGGTAACTCATATGACTACATCATTCAGTAGCGGCTCCACAATATTTGGTGATGATATATTAGATACACATCAATTTACAGGTTCATTATTTGTTAGTGGTTCAATACATAATGTTGGTAGTGTAACCTCATCATTTTTTATAGGAGATGGTTCAGCACTAACCTCACTACCTACTCAAACTGCAAATGATTTCACAACAACATTAAAAAATAAATTAGATGCGATTGAAGCATCCGCAGATGTAACAGATGCAACTAATGTAGTTGCGGCACTTGATACATTGGGTGTAATAAGTGGTTCAACACAATTCGATACATTAACCCTTCCATTTACAGGTTCATTTACTGGGTCTTTCGCTGGAGATGCTAGTGGGTTAACTTCAGTTCCAATTCCAAGTGGTACAATAAGTGGCTCAACGCAATTCGATACATTAACACTCCCATTTACTGGGTCTTTTACAGGCTCATTTGTTGGTGATGGAAGTGGATTAACCTCTCTTCCAACCCAAACTGCTAATGACTTTACAAATACTCTAAAAAGCAAATTAGATGCAATTGAAGCATCCGCAGACGTAACCGATGCAACTAATGTAACTTCCGCAGGTGCATTAATGGATTCGGAAGTTACAAATCTAGCATTAGTAAAAGCATTAGCAAGTGGTATTTCCGATGGAAATGTTTTAACGGCTAATGATGCAGTAGCAGACGATGATTTTTTAAGAATCAACGGAACGGAAGTAGAAGGTAGAACTGTAGCTCAAGTATTAAGTGATTTGAATGTTGAAGCTGGTGCAGATGTAACAGATGCTACTAATGTAGTAGCAGCACTTGATACATTGGGTGTAATAAGTGGTTCGGCTCAATTCGATACATTAACTCTCCCATTTACAGGTTCATTCACTGGGTCTTTTACTGGAGATGGAAGTGGGTTAACCTCTCTTCCAACTCAGACTGCAAATGACTTTACAAATACTCTAAAAAGCAAATTAGATGCAATTGAGGCATCCGCAGACGTAACAGATGCTACTAATGTAGTAGCAGCACTTGATACGTTAGGAGTTATAAGTGGCTCAACGCAATTTGATACACTTACACTTCCATTTACAGGTTCATTTACAGGTTCATTTGTTGGTGATGGGAGTGGATTAACCTCTCTTCCAACCCAAACTGCAAATGACTTTACAAATACTCTAAAAAGCAAATTAGATGCAATTGAAGCATCAGCAGATGTAACCGATGCTACTAATGTAACCGCTGCTGGGGCATTAATGGATTCGGAAGTTACAAATCTCGCATTAGTAAAAGCATTAGCAAGTGGTGTTTCAAATGGAAATGTTTTAGTTGCTAACGCAGCAGTAGCAGATAATGATTTCTTAAAAATTGATGGAACATCTGTTGAAGGTAGAACTGTAGCTCAAGTATTAAGTGATTTGAATGTTGAAGCTGGTGCAGATGTAACCGATGCAGCAAATGTATTATCATCATTGCCAGCTGGGGTAGTATCATCATCAACATTTCCATTTACAGGTGATGCTCAAATCACAGGTTCATTAATACTATCGGGTTCGGCTGGTACTGTATTCGAAGTAATAGGTTCATCAGGTTCACTATTCGAAATTACTGACTCATTTGAAGGTACATTATTTTCAGTTGCAGATATATCAGGTATTCCACAATTTGGAGTAACCGATGCTGGTGTCGCAACCATTGGCTCTACACCCGTATCAATATATACAACTGCACAAATTGCATCAACCCAAGCCACAACAAACGAATCCGTATATACGTTATCATCATCCTCATTTGATGGTGCTTGGTTTGATTATACTATAATTAGTTCTTCTAATATGAGAGCTGGAAACGTTATGAGTATTTGGGAAGCTGGAACTACGAATATTAATTTTACAGAAACGACAACAACCGATATTGGTGATACGACAGGTGTTGTTATATCAACAGTAATCACCGGGTCGGAAATAGCACTAAGAGTTAATACACCAACTGATAAATGGAAGATTAAAACAATCGTAAGAAGCATATAATATGGCTATCATCAGAGGAAAATCAATAGTAGCAGATGGGTTAGTATTACATACTGATGCTGCAAACAAAAAATCATATCCAGGCTCAGGCACAATTATAAATGATTTATCTGGAAATGAACGAAATGGTGAATTAATAAATGGAGCATCATTAGATACTGCAAATGCTGGTACTATTACATTTGATGGTACTAACGATAGAATAGTATTAAATGATACATTAGATATAGCATTCACTACACAATATTGGACTACTGATATATGGTTTAATCTTGATTCCACTTATGCTAGTTATGATGCAATGCTTGGAAATGGATACCCATTTCAGTTGTATGCAGTTGGTGGTAAAATACAAGCATATTTATCATCAACCGCCGGCTCCGGAACTTATTTTTTAAGTGGAATGACATCTACACAAACACTATCCACAGAAACATGGTATCATCTTTCTTTTGTTAGAGACGGAACAAATTATTACTATTATATTAATGGTGCTTTAGATAAATCAGCTACATCAAACACTAATGTATGTGCAGCAGCAAATCAAAACGCTCAAATTGGAAACTTATGGAATGTAAATGATACATATGCATGGGATGGTGAAATCGCAAACGTAAAAATCTACAATAGAGCATTATCAGCAGCCGAATCACTTCAAAATTATAACGCAACTAAATCAAGGTTTTCATTATGAGTGGTATAGCGGGAAAATCAATAGTAACAGATGGGTTAGTGTTATCATTAGATGCAGCAAACCGAAAATCATATCCAGCTGCTGGAACTTCTATAACCGATTTAAGTGGTAATGGGAATAATGGTACATTAGTAAACGGAACTGCATTCGATTCGGATAAAGTTGGAAATTTTAATTTTGATAGTACGAACGATTATATAACCCTATCAACGGCAGTATCAAATACAATTTATACTTTAAATTTCTGGTATAAGACAGGTACAAATGATGGGTCATATGGGTATTTTTCAACTGATTCAAATAGCCCTAGAAGTAGAGGACTTGCAATAAGTGAGGGTGGAACTTTTGGAGGTCTTTCTTATGGAAAGTTTTATTATTACGATGGGGTATCAGTAAATGTATTGAACCAAACCACCTTACTAAACGTTACCAACAAATGGTATAATATAGCAGCTGTAATTGATACTAGTAGTAATAATATTAAAGTATACATTAATGGAGTACTAGATGTAAATCAAACCATAAATGCTATGGCAACATCAGTTGATGAAATAGGAAGATGGAAATCAGGAAATGTTAATTTCCTAAATGGAAAAATGGCCTCATATAAAATATACAATAAAGCACTAACAGCAACAGAAGTACTTCAAAACTATAACGCAACAAAAAATAGGTTCGGATTATAAAAATCTACCATATTTATAATAAGTTAGTTGGATAGGGAAAACTAAAGGAAATTATGGCAAATGAATTTATAATAAAGAACGGATTCCACTCTAAAGGGGATTCACAAGTATCAGGCTCACTATATGTATCAAGTTCGATAACATCCACATTTGTTGGTGATGGAAGTGGATTAACCTCTCTTCCAACCCAAACTGCAAATGATTTTACAACAACATTAAAAAACAAATTAGATGCCATTGAAGCATCAGCAGATGTAACCGATGCTACTAATGTAGTAGCTGCACTTGATACATTGGGTGTAATAAGTGGCTCAACGCAATTTGATACACTTACACTTCCATTTACAGGTTCATTTACAGGTTCATTTGTTGGAGATGGAAGTGGGTTAACCTCTCTTCCAGCTCAGACTGCAAATGATTTTACAACAACATTAAAAAACAAATTAGATGCCATTGAAGCATCAGCAGATGTAACCGATGCTACTAATGTAACCGCTGCTGGGGCATTAATGGATTCGGAATTAACTTCTATTGCTAATGTAAAGGCATTAAATCAATCGTTAGTGAGTGGAGCTACACCAACATTTACAACTACTAACTTTACAGATGCATCTGACAAACGGTTAATGACCAATGCACAAGAAACTAAATTAGATGCCATTGAAGCATCAGCAGATGTAACCGATGCTACTAATGTAGTAGCTGCACTTGATACATTGGGTGTAATAAGTGGCTCAACGCAATTTGATACACTTACACTTCCATTTACAGGTTCATTTACAGGTTCATTTGTTGGAGATGGAAGTGGGTTAACCTCTCTTCCAGCAGCATTCCCATACACCGGAGATGCATTGGCTACCATTTCCGGCTCATTCGCAATCTCAAATGCATCCGGAATGATAATGCATATAACAAGCTCTGGTCCTACTCAACCCGATGGTAGAATGGATATCAACGCACAGACATCGATATATCGTTCTGGTTCTATTGGTGATACGACTATATTTAGTGTTGAAGGTGGGTTGGGTAACTTATTTACAGTAACAGATGAACTAACAGGTTCTCTATTCTCAGTAAATGATATATCAGGTATCCCTTTGTTTGAAGTATTTTCATATGAACAAATTAAAATGGGAACGTTTGGAGCAGAGGGGTTACGTGTTAGTGGTAGTGATGCACAAACATCAGGCTCATTAGCAGTAGGACCTATTGTAAACTCAGGAATTGCTGGTAGAATTGATGCATCAAATGATGTTGTAGCATTCTCAACCTCAGATAGAAGATGGAAAGATAATATCACACCAATTGAATCCCCATTACAAAAATTACTTGAATTAGGTGGGTATGAGTTTGATTGGCGAGAAGATAAAAAAGTACATGGTAATAAAGGACATGATGTTGGTGTTATTGCACAAGAAGTAGAATCAGTTCTACCTGAAGCAGTACAAACTCGAAGTAGTGGTATGAAAGCAGTTCGATATGAAAAAATAATACCATTATTGATAGAAACTATTAAAGAACAACAAAAACAAATTGATGAACTTAAAAATAGGATTAAGTAATGGCATTACCAGCAAGTGGAAACCCAATAAGTATCAACCAAATCAGAGCGGAGATGAGTAACCCTAATGGTTCATTAAAAGTATTATCAACAACAGATGTAAATGCTGCAAGTTCGGCTAGACCAGATGGAAATACACCACATCAACTATCAGAATTTTATTCATACGACCATTCAGCATCAAACTTAACTCGAATAGCACTATTCGGCCCAGACCAAGAAGCTGGTGAATTGTGTGGAGAAACTCCTAATACTAACTTTTATCACGATGGTGGTGGAGACCCATTCGTTAATAGTGTCGTTTATTATCAAAACGATGATGCAAGTGGAGCAGTTGCAGAAGCGGGATTTTATATATACGGAAATGGTTCAGCTGGGATTGCAATTGGTGGGGATGGAAAAGTAGTAGGAGCATTTGATTGTTAAAATTAATTAAAAGGAAATAATATGAGTAACAATAGAGATTTTATGATATTTGATACTTCTGAAACAGGAAGTATTGATTTTAACGATGTAGCAGAGACATCAATAGATACACTTAGAATAAATGTATCAGGTTCTAGAACATTTGTTAAATGGAATGGTGATATACCAACATCAGTTTCTTCACTAACAACAAAAGAAGGACCATACACTCACCAACAAATTCTAACAATACTAACCGGTTCGGAATGGGCTGATAATTCGGATATAGTATAATGGCATTTCATTATTCACCAAAAATAGTAACAGATGGGTTAGTGTTAGCATTAGATGCTGCAAACCTAAAATCATATCCAGGCTCAGGAACTGTATGGAAGGATTTATCAGTAAATAAAATCAATGGTACATTAACAAATGGGCCGACACTTGCTAGTGCAAATGCTGGTATCATTAGTTTTGATGGGGCTAATGATTTTATTGATTTTGGGTCTATCGCTAGCACTAATCCATTATCATTATATGGAATTACTAATTTTACAATAGAGATTTGGATTAAAGCAAATGATGCAGGGGATGGATTCCAACGAATAATAGATAAAAGTTCAGGCGGCGCAGGCGCAGGAGGATGGTCTATATTTTTTGGTCATCCAGCTGGAGCTGATTCTCTATTTATAGCAGGAGGTGGTGCAACTTTGGTATCACAGACAGGCGGTGGAATTACGGATTATGGAAATTGGGTACACTATATGTTTACCAAATCCAACAACACTCATAAAATTTATATGAATGGTGTATTTAGGAAAACTGCCAGTACTTCACAGGCTATCCCATCAACAACTACTAATTGTAGAATAGGCTCATGGAATCACTCAACAGGAAGAGAATTAAATGGGGATATAGCATCACTTAAAATTTACACCAAAACATTTTCCCAATCTGAAGTCCTTCAAAATTATAACGCGCTTAAAGGGAGATTTGTATAATGGGAACACATGGTGGACCAAAGATACCTACTAATGGATTGATATTAGCATTAGATGCAGGTAACAGTAAGTGTACTGATAATGGCATAGTTGATACCGTTAGTAATATTGTAGGTGCACGTGGGATTGTATCAGGCCCATACGGCCAACCAAATACAGGCACACCTACACGACACGGAGGGACATTCCCAGAAATAAGTGGTTCTTTTGGCGGCCATTTTGATTTTAGTGGTGGTAGGGGTATGAGAGTAGAAGAAGCATTATCAAAAGGTACTACTATGACTCAATGTATGTGGTTTTACAATAAGACTTCTGATATTATGTACTTCGGTGATGGTAGGAATGATGCAGGAACTTATTTTTTAACTAACTATGGGGATGCAAATATAAACATTGGCCAAAAATTACGATATAAGTTTTCCAGCACTCACGCAGCCGATGACCCATTATTCCTAAATCGATGGCATTGTATGATTGTTACAAGTGATGGTAATGGTTCAAAATTATATTTAGCTGGAATAGAAGTAGATAGTTATATGTCTCAAATCTCTGTTGATGAAGATTTCGGTATAAACTACACAATTGGTGCTAGATTCACTACACAGAACAAGTGGACTGGGTTGTTTGGGCAAATTCATTTCTATGATAGAGCACTATCCGCAATTGAAGCAAAACAATATTACAACGCAACAAAAACGAGGTATAAATAATATGGTTATCATCAGAGGAAACTCAATAGTAGGTTCGGATTATGAAATTAGGTAAATCAATAGTAACAGATGGATTAGTATTCTCTGTAGATGCTGCAAATAAAAAATCATATCCTGGTAGTGGAACTGCAGTTAAAGATTTATCAGGAAATAGTGATAGTACACTAACTAATGGAACTACACATGATACTACATTTATTGGAGCTTTTGATTTTGATGGTTCTAATGATAAGATAGTTACTCCAGTAACTGCTACCAATTGGGCAGATGTTGCATTTACAATTCAATTATGGACTTCAGACTGTACACAAAATGATAGTTGTTTTGTAATGGGGGGAGATGGCGGCACAAATAATTTTGGACTTGTAGGGTTTTATTGGTCAAGTAGTAATCTAATATTTAGTTATTGGAGAACGGGGGGAGGTACTAGCAAAGGATTCCGTATGCAAGTGCCCCACGATAGAACGGCACCTAATAATCTATGTCTGACATTTACTGGAGTTGGTGGAACTAATACCACTACAATAGTAAATAACTGTACTCTTTATTTTAATGGTATTAGTCAAACTGTTATACATGGTGGTGGAGGTACTCCGAGCACGTCTGGAATACTAGAGTTAGGTGGAGGTAATTACCCATTAAATGGTAAAATACATAACACATTGTATTATGATAGAGTATTAACATCCCAAGAAGTCCTTCAAAATTATAACGCAACAAAAAATAGGTTTATATAATGGGGATACAACTAAATAACAATTCATTCATATCAGTATGGAAAACAGATAATACTGGGACAAGTAATAATGACCAAATTACACTACCATTACTTAATAATTCAACTAATAATTTTATTGCAAATTGGGGGGATGGTACATCCGATACAATAACCGCATATAATGCAGCGGAAATAACACATACATACGCATCAGCTGGAACGTATACTGTTACATTGAATGGGACAATTGGTGCATTTCATTTCAACAATGGTGGGGATAAGCTAAAAATATTAGAAATTAAACAATGGGGAAGTTCCACATTAGGAGCAACAATCCGCGGATTTTGGGGAACTAGAAATTGTGACATAACAGCTATGGATAGGCCTACCATTACAGGTATTCAATTAGAACGAGCATTCGCTCAGTCGGGAACTGATGTTGTTGGTGGAAACCCATTTCGTAATATAGGCACTTGGGATATAAAAACAATCACTAATATTAACAATGCGTTTCAGGACAATGTAAGCTTTAACGAACCACTCAATGATTGGTATATGGATAATAAAACTAGCCTTTATCTAACATTTGAGGGGTGTGAGCGATTCAACCAACCACTTAATAAGTGGAACACCTCTAATATTACTAACATTAGACAGACGTTTGAAAACAATTACAAATTTAACGGAAAAGTCGATGGATGGGATACATCAAACGTAATTTACGGATATAGAGCTTTTCTGACCGCAAGGGAATTCAACCAACCACTTACCAGCTGGAGATTGCCAATTTTTAGAGAGTTAAACCATTTCTTTGCGGGATGTCAGGTGTTCAATCAACCCGTTGCTCAATTAGCAATATCAAGTAGTTGTACGAACATGCAGAGTTGCTTTCAAACCTGTCACAAATTTAACCAACCTATTGATAATTGGATTCCATCCAATGTAACTAATACATCCTTTATGTTTAATAACGCATTGGTGTTCAATCAACCACTTAATTCGTGGGATGTTGGTTCGGTTACGACTATGTTTCTTATGTTTGAAGGTGCCGTATCATTCAATCAACCACTTAATAATTGGGATACATCCAACGTAACAAATATGGGGCGGGTATTTAGGGACGCCACCGCATTCGACCAATCATTGGCGGATTGGGATGTGAGTAATGTAACTAGTATGGCTTTAATGTTTAGTGGTGCTGCATTATCAACTGAAAACTACGATGCGACACTCATAGGGTGGGCTAATCAAGATGTTCAATCTAACGTATCTTTTCATGGCGGGAACTCCACATATACAGGTACACCAGGGAATGATGCATCGGCATCCCGAGCTCAATTAATTAATAGTTATAGTTGGACTATCATCGATGGTGGTTCTGCATAAAAACGGAAATAAATATGGCAAATATAATAAGTAATCCAATCCAACCCATCTGGTATTTGGCATATAACCAATCGGATGATATATGGCACTATGGTGAAGTTCAATCAAATCAAACTATGACAACCCATCAACCGATATTAGAACAATTCGAAACTGAGGAATTATTAGAAGCTAGAGTAGATAGTTTTAAGGGTGATGGGTGGTATGCCACCGAAAATAGTATAACTGAATACCCAATATAAAATTGGATTATAACAATCTACCATATTTATAATAAACAATAGGAGATATTAATGGCAGTACAAATTCCAATATGGCCAGGTTCATCATCATTCTTTCCAGATATGACACCGTTTGGACATTATGATAATGATTATGAGTTTCAGCAAGATGCAGATAAAGTATCATCTTGGTGTGCCAAACGATTGGGTTATCCAATTGTTGATATTGAATTACAAGACATTAACTTCTATACTTGCTTTGAAGAAGCAGTTACAGAATATTCAACACAAGTCAATCAATTTAACATTAGAGAGAATCTTTTAAATTTAAAAGGCTCTCCGACTGGTTCTAACATTTCACAAACTCAACTTGATGGAAATATGGGCGGGTTAGTATCACTTGCAAAGGATTATGGTTCGGAAGTAGGTAGTGGTGGTAGATTAACATATTATACAGGCTCATTCAGTACTGTGGCAGGTCAGCAAGTTTATGATTTAACTACATCATCAGTTGCTTCATTAGAAAGTGGTACTGCTGGAGTTGATAAATTTGAAATTAAGAAGATGTTACACGATGCACCACCTGCTATGGTAAGATACTTTGACCCATTAGCCGGTGCAGGTGTTGGTTCTGATAATCTAATGGATGCATTTGGATGGGGTAACTATTCTCCAGGCGTTTCATTTATGATGCAACCACTTTATAGCGATTTACTTAAAGTTCAAGCAATTGAGTTCAATGATATGATTCGTAGGTCACAATATGGATTCGATATTCAAAATAATAGAATTAGAATATTCCCAATCCCAACAGTAGCATACAAAATACACTTTCATTACATTTTAGAGGATGAACGAAGTAATGGTATTATTTCTAATTCAGTAGTATCTGATTATTCAAATGTACCTTATGATAGGATTACTTATACAAAAGTTAATCATGTAGGAAAGCGTTGGATTCATAAATACTCATTAGCATTAGCAAAAGAAATGTTAGGTGCAGTAAGAGCTAAGTTTAGTTCAGTACCAATTCCTAACTCAGAAATAACATTAGATGGGGCTGATTTAAGAGGTGAAGCATCAGCAGAAAAAGAAATATTAATTTCAGAATTAAGAGAAAACTTAGAAGCAACTTCTCGTAAATCATTATTAGAAGCCCAAAAGGATGAATCTGAATTTATGGAATCAACTCTAAGTCGAATCCCTAGAGCTGTTTACATAGGATAATAATATGGCACTATTTGGTGGAAGCAGAGATGCTAGTTTATTTAGAAAGGTTAATAAGGAACTTATCAATGATATTATTGATACAGAGGTTTATTATTATAAATTAGTAATCGATGAGACTAGTGTAAATGTATATGGTGAAGGTAAGGTTAAATCTTATTACAGTCCTGTAAAACTACCATGTATAATAGATAGAGCAGATAGAACTCAAATATTCGATGAATTTGGTACTGATTACACTAGAATAGTAAGTTTTTTCTTTTTAAGAGATACATTAGTTGATAGTAATTTATATCCCCAAATAGGTGATGTAATTGAGTGGGATTCAGAACAGCATGTTGTGGATAGTACAACCGAAAATCAATACTTTGCAGGAAAGAATCCTGAAACTTGGGATGGTGGTGATACACAAGGTTATAACCTATCAATAAAGCTTGAAACTCATGTAGCTAAAAAATCTCAATTAAATTTGAGAGATGATTATAGAGTTGGTATAAACAGAGATAACAATGATTTACCAATAGGAATATAATATGGCATACAAATACAGAAACGATAGAGATGAGAAGGTAGATTTGAAAAGAACACAAAGTTCATTTTCAGATGACCCCATATTGAATAAAGCCAAACAAGTATCTCGAAGAACTGATGATGTTAAGATGCCATCCGTTGGTATCTATGATATTGATTTAGCTTTTAAAGATTTCTTAGAGATTAACGTAAAACCTACTATTAAAGAGAACGGAAAGTTTATTCCTGTTCCTGTAATGTATTCAACTCCTGAAAATTGGGCATCTGCACAACGTGATGGGTTTATGAAAGATAGTAGTGGTAAGATTATAGCACCATTAATTACATTCAAACGAAATTCATTGGAAGTTAATACTGAATATGCTAAATTAAAAGTTTTAACTGATGATGATACTTCAAGAACGTTTACTAAGAAATATACGCAAGAAAACAAATACGATTCATTCTCTGAATTAATAGGACAATCGCCTGTACAAGAAAACTACATTATAGATACACCTGATTATGTGAATATATCATATGATGTTATTGTATGGTGTGATTATATGGAAGATTTGAATAAAGTAGTTGAACAAATAATCTATTTCAATGGTGGTTCATTCGGCCAACGATATAAATTCCAAATCAAAGGTGATTCTTACTCATTTGAAACTACCAATGGTGTTGGTGAAGAGAGAGTTGTACGAAGTAACGTAACACTTACAGCTAAAGCATATTTAATTCCAGAACACAAAGGAAATACTGTAAATGCTCAAAAAGCATTCGGAGTTTCAAAAATTGTTTGGAATACTAAACTTTCTAAATAAATAATCATATTTATATACGATAGTAATAAATTAAAATACAAAATGTTATGGCAGAAATAAAACAAGTTACAGAAAAGCAAGTAATTAAGTTTCAAGAAGAAGAAATAAAGAAAATACACAAATTTAGAGATGATTATTCAGATATTACCGCTAAATTAGGTGAATTAGAGATTGAATTGTTAGTTTTAGCTAACCAAAACAATCAGTTGATGACTTATAAAGAAGAACTTCAACAATCATATATAAAAATAAGAGAAAGTGAAATGACACTAGCAGCAGACTTAAAAGAAAAGTATGGTGATGGTGAATTTGATATAAATACAGGTATTTTTACACCGAAACAATAACTATCACCGTTTCCAATTTTTAGAAGTATTTATTAGTATATAAACAATAAGAAATTAATAGGAGAATAAAATGGCAGAAAGAATAGTAAGTCCTGGAGTATTTACCAGAGAAAAGGACTTGTCGTTTCTACCCCAAGGAATTGGTGAAATTGGTGCAGCATTAATAGGGTCAACTGTAAAAGGACCTGCGTTTGTACCAACGACCGTACAATCGTATCAAGAGTTTCAACAAGTATTCGGAGGATTGACAGAAGATTCATACCTACCTTATACTGCACAAGCTTATTTAGAAGATGCAGGTACAGCAACAATCGTTAGGGTATTGGGACAAGATGGGTATACTTTAGAAAACCCAATAGCATTACAAATTTCATCATCAGCGCTTGGTATTAAAACTGTAGCAGTATTACACCCAACAACGGCTGTAACATCTGATGTTGATGTATTTAGTGGACCACTACCTGTATCTGAAAACACAGGTTCGGAGTTTTTATTAACAATTACAGGTTCAACTGTAACAGGAAAGGTATTTTCCTCTTCATTAAATCCAACAAACGATAACTACATAACTAAAGCATTAGGATTCTCCCCAAGAGGTTCTGAAAACGCATATCTTTTATCAAACTTTAAAATATTTCAATCAGAATCAATCGCAACAGGCGAAACTGTAGCAGTAACTGCAGTAACCAGTTCTGATATTGATTATACTAAAGCATACACAGAAGCTGCAACACCATTTATTACATCTCAAAAAGTTGGTGGAAACACTACTAATTTGTTTAAGTTCCATACATTATCACATGGTACTGCTACAAACTATGAGTTTAAAATTGGTATTCAAGATATTAAAATAGCAGGTTCAGTACCTGGCTCTGAATATGGTTCATTTACAGTAGTTGTACGAAGAGTTGACCAGGACAAAATTGTTGGTTCACCATTCGTAGGAGTAGTTGATTCGGATATCAGACCAAATTTAGTTGAAACGTTTCAAGGATGTAACTTAAACCCTGATTCTCCAAACTATATAGCTAGAGTAATTGGTGACAAATATATTACAGTTGATGCAAATGGTAAATTATCAACAAATGGTGATTATAACAACCTATCAGCAAATATTAGAGTTGAAGTAGCTACCGCAGTTGGTAATGGTGCAGTTGATGTATCATTAGTACCATTCGGATTCGCAGCATTGCAAAATCCTTACGGAACAGCATTTACATTACCAAATCCAGCATTTGTAGCAAATCAACAAATCAATAGTTCATATAACGCTAAAAAGTTTTTTGGATTTAATTTTGATTTATCTAAAACGGATAACGTAAATTATTTATCAGTATTTCCTGATTCCGCAACAGCAACAGCTGGAACGGCATTTTACTTAGGTGATTATAACCAAGAAAGTGGAGCTAATTTCCCATCATCTGCAGCTGCAAATAGTGGTTCTATTTCATTATCAGATGTAACTACATCAGTTAACTCTCGTAAATTTATAGTACCATTTCAAGGTGGTTTTGATGGATTCAAACCAAATAGAATTGTAAGTACTACTGGTGATATTACTGCTGGAAATACGCAAGGATATGATTGTTCATCAAATACAGCGACTGGAACGGTAGCATTTAGAAAAGCTATTAACTCAGTATCTAATCCTGATGAATTTGATATTAATATGTTAGTATTGCCAGGGTTAATCCACAGATTACATTCATCTGTTACTACATTCGCTAAAGATATGTGTGAAGACAGACAGGATGCATTCTTTATAATGGATGCTGGAGCATACGCTGATTCAATATCAACAATTGTAAACACAGTTCAACCATTTGATTCAAATTATGTAGCATCTTATCACCCATGGGTTAAGATACTAAATTCAGATAAAAACAAACCTGTATGGGTTCCACCATCTGTAGTTCTACCGGGTGTTATTGCATTTAACGATTCAGTAGCAGCCGAATGGTTCGCACCAGCTGGTTTAAATCGTGGTGGATTAACTAACGTTATTGAAGCTAAGAGTAGATTGACTAGAGTTGAGAGAGATGCACTTTACGAAGGTAGAGTAAATCCTATCGCAACGTTCCCTGGTCAAGGAGTTACTGTATTTGGACAAAAAACCTTACAAGCTAAACCATCCGCATTGGATAGAATTAATGTAAGAAGATTATTAATCGCAGTTAAGAAGTTTATCGCATCTTCAACTCGTTACTTAGTATTTGAAAATAATACAGCAGCGACACGAAATCGTTTCTTATCAATCGTAAATCCTTATTTGGAATCAATCCAACAAAGACAAGGTTTATTCGCATTTAGAGTAGTTATGGATGATACCAACAACACTCCTGATGTAATTGATAGAAACATTATGGTAGGTGAGATTTTCTTACAACCTGCAAAAACAGCAGAATTCATTGTACTTGATTTCAACGTACTACCGACTGGCGCTGCATTCCCATCTTAAATTAAAGATTAGTTCCCCATTTCGGTGGGGAACTTCATCTTTTTTAAAAAGTTGGATATTTATAGTAAAGAAATAAAGTTGAATAACAACGGAGAAATTAAATGGCACAATTATTAGACCCAACAGAAGTAATGTTTACATCGTTCGAACCAAAAATGTCGAATCGATTTATTATGTATATAGAGGGAATCCCAGCATACTTAGTAAAAGCAGCAGGTAGACCAGAAATAACAAACGGTAAAGTCACTATCGACCACATTAACGTTAAAAGATATGTAAAAGGTAGAAGTGAGTGGAGTGATTTAACAATTACACTATATGACCCAGTAGTTCCTTCAGCAGCACAAGCAGCTATGGAATGGGTAAGATTACACCATGAATCTGTAACAGGACGAGATGGATACTCTGATTTCTACAAAAAAGATATCACATTTAACAGTTTGGGTCCTGTTGGTGATAAAGTAGAAGAGTGGAAACTAAAAGGTGCATTTATTCAATCAGCAAAATTCTCAGATATGGATTATACTGGAGAAGATATCGCAACTGTAGATTTAACACTTACATTTGATTACGCAATACTAAATTTCTAATTCAGAATTACCGAATTATTAATAAAATTTATAACCCTACCAGAGATGGTGGGGTTTTTTGTTTATAAAGTATTTTTTTCATATTTATATACGAACAAAGTTATAAAAACGGAGATTACTATATGAGTGAAAAACTACAAGATGATTATTCATCAAAGCCCATGTCTAATTCAGATATGGTGGAACTCGCAAAGCAACAACATGCACAAACGCAAGTTTCAGATTACAAATTCCCAACAGAAATAATTGAATTACCTTCAAATGGGTTGGTTTATCCAAAAGATAATCCATTATCATCAGGAAAGATAGAATTAAAATATATGACTGCCAGAGAGGAAGATATCCTTACAACACAGTCATACATTAAAGATGGTAGTGTATTGGATAGATTATTTCAAGCACTAATTATATCGAATGGTGATGGATTGCCAATCAAATACGTTGATTTAGTAACAGGCGATAAAAACGCAATTATGATAGCATCGCGTGTTTTAGGTTATGGTAAAGATTACGAAGTTGAAATCGATGACCCTACCACATCAAACATAACTCAGAAAGATATAATTGATTTAACTCAATTTGAAAACAAAGGGTATGATGGTTCAGGCCAAACTGAATTAAACAAAAACGAATACGAATTTGAATTACCCCGCTCTAAGAGAATGGTAACATTTCAAGCACTAACTGAAAGTAAAGAACGTAAGATTAAACATCAGTTAGAAGAAAGTAAAAAAGCACGTAAGAAATTAAAAGATGAAACCTCTAAAGATTTAACAACTCGATTAAAAAATATGATTTTATCAGTTGATGGTGAATACGACCAAAAGATAATCACTAATTTTGTGGATAATGAGTTATTCGCAGTAGATTCAAAGGCTTTAAGAACGCATATAAGTGAAGTTACACCTGATATAGATTTAACATGGGAATTTGTATCAGATGAGACTGGTGAAAGGAGGAATATGCTACTGCCTATGGAGGCCGGGTTTTTTTGGCCTAAGTCTTAACTACCGAAAGCAGTTGCATTCCCAAATATTTGATTTAATCTATCATGGTAATGGTGGATTTACATTTACAGATGTATATAACCTACCCGTTTGGTCTAGGAAATTCTACATCAGTAAAATAATAGAATTTAAAAAAGAAGAACAGAAGCAACATGATACAGCTATGAAAAAAGCTAAATCAAAAAGATAATAGGATACCCAACAGAAATGTTGGGTATTTACATATTTATAGATAAGTAACTTAATAAGGAATCTATTATGGCAAAAATAAAACTATCAACTGTTAAGGAAATCTTTAATGAACTAGAGGTTAGTGAGGGTTTATTTGATATTTTTAAAAGTAAACGGAGTAAGTTAAAAAATACATTAGATAATGTTAAATCTCAAATAGATGATTTAATAAAATCAGCACCAACTACTAAAGATAAAGAAGATTTAGCCGCATTAGTAAAAGCGTTTAGAGCAGTTGAAGCACAAAAAAGAAAAATGGGTAGATAGATTATTTAATTCGGTATAATTGCAATGGCAAAAAAGAATCAAGAACAAAGTGAATTTAATAAACTTCTTCAGGATGAGATTACTCTCAGAGAACTGGAGCAAGGTCTTCAAGACAAACTGCTTCAGTCTGTCAAAAATAAAGAAAGAATATCTACCAATGCTCAAATTGTTCAACAAGATTTAAACAAATCATTATTAGAATCAGTATCTACCGAAGACAAAATTGAAGCAATTAAACAAGCTCAGGATAAACTCTTAGATGAAGCCGTTTCCAAAGGTAAGGCAATAAACGCAGAGCATTACAAAAGATTAGATACAGCAAAACAACTGTTGGTTAAATCCAAAGAAGAAGCAGATACTACCAAAACACTTAAAGATGGATTAAAGGGTGCAAAAGATGAATTATTAGGTTCACTTGGACCAGCTGGCCAATTAGTAAGTCAAATGTTAGCCGCTGGGACTGCTGTAGCTATAATGGTGGTAGCTCTCACAGCTGCACTAAAGTTTATAATCGATATGGTTAGGCGTGGTATTGAATTAAACCAAACATTGGGTATGAGTGCTAAAGATTCAACTGCACTTGAAGCTAATATTATGGGAGCTAGCTACTCTATGGAGGGGTTACTTTATTCAACTGAGGAAATGCGAGCATCTGCTATGGCTTTAGTAGACACTATGGGTAGGGTACAAGTTCCATCACAATTAATAACAGATGCAACTAGACTTACAAAGTTATTAGGTGGGGATGACGCTTCTGGTACATCATTAGCAAGGTCACTCAAAAACGCTGGGCATAATCAAACTAAATTAACGGATGATATTGAAGCAATGGCAACCTCAATGGGTATGACTGCGGGTCCCGCTATGGAAATGCTAGTTCTGAATCAAATGAAGCTCGGTAGTTTATCTCACGAACAAGCACTAGCAGAAGCAAGAAAAGGATTAGAAATAAAAAAGCAAGGTTTAGATGTAAAGAAAATGAACGCAATGATGCGGGAAGCTTTAGATATTGAAGGTAGTATGCGAAGTGCAATGAAGCTCAGAATTATGAGTGGAAAAGAAATAAACTTTAATGCAATAAATCAAGCAAAACTCGCAGATGATGAAGCGGGGCTAGCAAAAGCACTCAATGACCAAATTGCTCTAATGGGTCCTGGGTTTGAAACCAACCATAGGATGCAGCAGTTAATGGCAGATGGTTTAAATCTATCAGTCGAAGAGATGAATAATATGCGTAACGCTACAGCAGAACAAGCAACACTTGCAGCTGAATTAGTAGAACTTCAAAAAACAAATAAAGATGCCACAGAAGAAACATTACTGGCTCAAAAAGAAAGTACTGAAGAAACTGGAAATGGTATAATGGCTATGATAGGAGGAATGCCAATGTGGGCTAAAGTTACCGCTGCAATTGTAGGTATTGGTGCAGCCCTAATCGTTGTAGCAATGCTAATCCCATCAGTAGGTGCAGGTATAATTTCCATTACCGGAGCAGTTGGCTCGGGAATCGCATCAATAGGTGCAGGGATAGGTACTGCATTATCATCAATAGGTTTAGGAATTGCAGGATTAGCAGCCGGTTCTGTTGGAGTTCCCGTCTTATTAGCATTAACACTTGCTGTAATTGGGTTCGGTGCGGCACTTTACTTAGCTACACCTGCAATTGTAGAAATCGGTGGGGTACTTAAAACTGTATTCGAAGGAATTGGTTTAATAGTTACCAATATAGGAAATGTTATAATAGGTATATTCTCAGAAATACCACCAATCATTACAGCAGTATCAGATGGACTTGTTAATATGATGAATGTAGTAACTATGGATAATGTAGGTGCTATGTTACTATTAGGACCCGCTCTTATGGGTGTTGCATTCGGATTGGCTGCAATTGGTATGATGGGGATACCTGGGTTACTAGCTCTTACAGGGTTAGGAGCAGTAACTGTTCTACTTGCACCTAGTTTAATGGGAATTGCTGATAGTATTGGTGATATGATGGGTGGTGGTTCAGATGATGTTGATACAAATTCAGATAATTCGGATTCTAAGTTAATAGATGCTATTAATGGATTACGTGGTGATATTCAGTCTCAACCTATACTAATAAGTGTAGATGGTAAAGTAGTTTCTGAAATAACAAAAATTCAAAGTAGACAGGGTGTATCTAAAAACGTATATAGGAAATAACTATGGCATTAAAAGATTTAAAATCAGACCTTTCAAAGTTTAGGATGCCAAAGAAAGACCCGTTGGAATCTAAAGAAAGAGTAACTGTTAACAAAAACTTAAACAAAACACCTTTAAGTTCTATGGTAGAATCAGCACCAAAGATTCCACGTTCTCAAACAACTACTAATAAAGAGGGTGTTAATCCAAAAAATATGGATAACACATCTAAGTTCTTAGGTGAAACCACACCTACACCATCTAATAACTCTGAAAAGTTTTTAGGTGAAACCACTACTAAACCATTAAGTTTAGAAGAACGTTACTTAGGTGAAACAACACCAACCAATTCAGATAACACATCTAAGTTCTTAGGGGAAACGACTCCTACTAAATTTGATAATCAATCTAGCTTCTTAGGTGAAACAACTCCTAATAAATTTGATAATAACGAAAACTTCTTAGGATTAACAACCCCAACTCTATCTAATAGGGAATCGAAGTTTTTAGGTGAAACCACTCCTAATTCAGCAGATAACACATCTAAGTTTTTAGGTGAAACCACTCCTAATTCAGCAGATAACACATCTAAGTTTTTGGGTGAAACAACACAAACTCCATCTAATAACACATCTAAGTTTTTAGGTGAAACAACACAAACTCCATCTAACAATAAATCTAGGTTCTTAGGGGAAACAACACCCACCGAAGTTAACTTTATTACAGATATTCATGCTAAAGGGTTTACATCAAAACAAAAGCATAAATCACCATCTAAGTTCAATGGTATAAACAAACCCCAAAGTTCATTCGATGGGAATTCATCAGTATATGGTAAACTTAAAACTTCTAATTTTATAACAGATACTCATTCAACTGGGTTTTCTTTAAATAAATTTCATAAAGCTCCATCCGAATTTACTGGTGTAGGAAAAACGCAAGATATATGGAATAATAACTCATTATTTGGTAATATAGGAACTGTTGATTTCTTTCCAAATGACGGAAAATCACAATCACGCGGGTTTACATTAAATCAAAAGCATAAATCACCATCACAGTTTACTGGGATTTCAAACGAACAAAATAAGTGGGATACTGATTCATCTGAATACAGTAGTTTTTCTAATTATATACATGATGATTTATCATCAGCACCTGGTTATGGTAAGTTTAAATTACAAAAACAATCATCAGGTCAAAAGCAAAGTTACAACCAAGACAGCACCTATTATATGGATTCATTCCAAAGAGGTGATTTTGCATTAGATTTGACTAAAGGTAAAATATCCAAACTACAAGAGATGCGGAATTCACCATCGTTCTTAGATGAGATGTATTCTAAATTTAATCTAAGAGATGATGCACATAATACTGGAATGACTGCATTTGACCATCCACTAATTCTTAGAGGTATACAACGTAAGGGTAAGAAGGGAAACGAACCTCAAAACTTTGGTATACCAGGTACTAACATTGATTTAGATGATGGACTTATCAGAGGTGGTATAATAACATCAACTACAAGAGCAGTTATAGATGCAATTAGACTTGGTAAGTGGATGGTATCCATCAAAGGGTTATTATGGGGTGTTAAGCAATTTGGATTACAACAATCAAATCCAAATGTGGAAAAGATTGGTGGAATCAGACGTACAAAAATGTGGACACCTATAAACACATTAGCATCTGCAATTGGTGTACAGATTGGATTACACCCAAATAGACATGGATTCACACCATTTGATTTAAATGATGGTTCATATGAATCGGTACAAAAGCAAAAAGCAATAGCACATAGGGCTGGTAAGTTAATAATAGGTGCACCAATAGTTGGTAATAGGTTAGTTGGATTATGGAAAGATTCGTTTTCTACTTTTTACGGGACATCAACCTCATCTACCTTTACAGGCTCACCTCATTCAAGGCTTCAAGGAATAGGTGGACCTAATTCAGTATATGGATTAATTCCAAACGGTAAATTTCCTAGACGTGATGAAGATACCCGATATGATGTATTCTACGGTAATACTGAGGATAATCGGTATGGTACATTCGTTCAGACTATCACACCTAATCCGGGATTTACCGATAGTATACCTGAACCAGCAGCTGTAAACCAAAATAAAGCAGAACGGTTAAAAAAATTAGTTGAATCTGGAAACATTAGGAAGTTCGCAGGTGGAGGCGCACCATTACAAGATGCTAAAGGCCGGAACTATGATGCAACAAATGCAGCCGGCGATGATATTGGCAAAAATATACCCGGCTCAGAAGTAATCAACGATTACGAAACCATTGCATATGGTGATATGCCCAATAGAGTTTCCGGGGAAACATCAGATATAGATTTCAGAAGTTTGTTAACAAAAGATAGTAATGAATCTAATCGAGCCAAAAAAGAAAACTATACTGAAAAAAACATAAACGCAAGAGTTAATTTTGGAAATCCTGGTAAATTAGGTACAGGTGAAAATAGAGTAGATTATGATAATACAGACCCAAAAAAGGCAGGATTTCTAGATAGATTTGATAAAGTAAATGCATCTGATGTAGGCGATGCTGTCTTAAATGATTTAATTCACTTACAGTTCAAAACATCTGATAAGACGAGAATTCAATTCAGAGGAACGGTTTCAGGAATAACCGATACATTCTCACCATCATGGGATTCTATAAAGTACAATGGTAGAGCAGACCAAGCATATCAATACAAAACATTCGAACGAAGTTTATCATTTGCCTTTAAAATTTATGCAACCTCCCGTATTGAAATGATGCCTATATATAAAAAACTATCTCAGTTATCAAAAATGACTATGCCGGTATATAATGGTGACCCTGGATATAGTGGACAACTAATTAATTTCCGTTTGGGTAGTTTGTTTAACAAACGACAAGCATTCATCGAATCATTATCATATTCAATGTCAGATGAAACCCCATGGGACCTCGCATTAGATAATAACGTAGGTGAATTACCAATGGGTATTGATGTATCAATAGGATTAAAAATTCTAGGAGAAACTCCATCATCTACAATGGAAAAAGTTTATGATACAGTATTTTAGAGGTAGATTATGAATAGATATGAAAATATAACAATAGTAAAGACAGAAGAAGGTAAGAGATATCGGAAATCAGTCCAATACCCTGCGATAGAACGTAATCTAAATGATATTTATATCATAGGTGCTAGACACGATAGGTTAGATAATCTTGCATTCCAATATTACGAAGATGCAGCCTTATGGTGGATTATAGCAAGAGCAAATAATATAGGAAAAGGTAATCTAACAGTTCCAATCGGAGTACAGATTAGAATACCACACGATTATTTAACAATTGTAAGAGAATATAACGAATTAAACGAATAAGTTATGGAAAACCCATTTAATCCAATATTTAGTGAAGCCGCTAAAAAAGAATTAGACAGACGTAGTAATATGCCTGATTCGTGGAAGTACAAAAAATACGCATACATTAATTTAGAACTTACAGGCGAAACTGCAACTAACATTTGTGTATCAGATACATCTTTAAAAATAGGTGATACTAATTCAGGTAAACTGTATACTACTGATAACGGTGTTAGACGACCTAACATAACACTCCAATCGGTTAATATTAGAAATGAAGGTGGTAGTGATTATACCAATTCATATTTGTATGAAATAGAGGCATCCTTTAAAGTTTGGAGCAAAGACCAAATGGATAAAGTAGAGAAGGGATTTTTTAGACTTGGTGGGGAGATGAAAGTATCCTTTGGATGGCGAGGTAGTACTGATGTAGTAAATACCGATTCAATCCTTGCTTCTATATATAATTTTGGATTCTCAATGGATTCCGATGGTAGTTATAATTGTAATGTTAAAGCAATGTCAGGAGCATCGTTGTTTGGACAAGAAACTATGGGTGGGGAACGTACTACCGAATCACTTGGATTAAAGACGGAAATAACTGGAATAGATAAAGTATTCGCAAATCCAATAGAAACTTTTATATTAATGGGTAGACAATCGTTCGGTATAAAAGAAGGTAAGACGGATACCGCTGATGGATTAGAAAATAATGAAGTTCAATTCCGAAGGTACGAAAAAAAATACGACTTCGCCGCATTAGAGTTGGAAGAACCATCGAGTGGTGTATTAGATTTTTTATCTGGTGGTAATGATAAAACTGTATTATATACATCATTAGGTTCAATCATTAGGTATTTAAACGATACTACTAAAACATCCGATGGTTTGTTTAATATTAATATTCATGGTACTACTGATGAATTCAAATACTCACCAAAAGAATTTAAAGATTTTGGTTCATCTAACCCATTTAGAACTTTTATACCAATAGGAAATGCTGGGCAGTATGGTACAGAAGGTGGAATTAACTTCACAAAAAGTTACGACATTCCGTTACCATCCAATTCTAGCGAAATCGAACAAATATTTATTAATACAAACGTGTTAGCTGATGCCTATAGTGGTTTACAAAGTAGTGCTTCTGGAAAAGATGGAGTAAAAGCCCCACCCAAAACAAAGGATTTTTTGTCAAAACTATTTTCTATAATAGAAACTGATACCGGTGGTATTGTTAGGTTACAACTCCGACCAAAAATTACTGACTTAGATTCAAAACAACCTAGCCCAGAGAACCAAATGACCTTCGACATTATAAATCGGGCTATGATAAGAACCAAAGCAAAAAAAGAGGATTCAAAACCATACATATTTTCAGTATTAGGGGAAAACTCAATTACACGAAACGTAAGTCTTCAAAGTGATTTCGATTCTGATATGTTGATGCGGACAACTTCAAAATCTATGAAAGAAGGAAGTTCAAATTTCAGAGTGATATCGACGTTATATTCTGATTGTGATAAGTTAAAGGTTGAGAAAACTAAGGCTGATGAAAATACTATTGTAACGGCAAAAATGATAACACAGGCAAAAACGAATATGGGTGTAGAGGGGTATACTTCTGAAAAAGCAAGTTCATTAACTTCTCTTATTCAAAAATTTGTAGGTCAAAACGCCGACACAATATCGGTAGGTTCGTTTGGTGAAGTTCCAATGATGTTAAAATTAGGGGTAACGATTGATGGTATTTCAGGTGTAAAGTATATGTCTCCCATAATGATTGACCGTATGCCAACGGTGTATACCAAAAAAGGCATCGATTTTCCTATAATCTCAATTGAACATTCATTTGATGGACAAGGTGATTGGTCAACTACATATGAAACTGTAATGAGAATTAAATAGAACTAACATGGCTGATAAACGAAACCGTATATATTACACTAAAGCACAGATAACAACTGGATTAATTACCGATGGTTCTGAATGGATGTTTACTGATAATGTTGAATACATTGGGCAGTATCATACATATACGACTGGTGAGGTATTTTCAGAACCATCATTTGTTAATACTAAATCAAGAATCTTAATTCCATATGTAGATATCAAAAAATTAAATCAACAAACTGATGTAGGATTTGATTTAGCAAAAAACTTTGAGTACGATAATATAAAAACATTGGATGTAAAAAAATCAATTACACCTAACCCATCACAACTAACACCAACCAATTCTGATATAAAGCGGGGTTGGATGGAACGATACTTTGCACAAAAGGTAAATGATGATTCTTTCTTAGAGTTATCTAAAAAGGATTTTGGAAAAGTAGGAACTGATAAGGGATTGGATTCTATATTATGGAAAAAGTTCAAAATAAGATGGAAAATATCCGGCCCTATTGTTGATATAAAGAACCCCGATGGTAGTATTAAAGAAGCAGGTATAGAAAACACAAATAGAAGAACTACCCTAATATCATCAGATAATTACCCACCCCTCAAAACTTATATCACAAATTACAGAGAGTTTGCACAAACTTAAAAATACTTAACAATTTCTTAACATTGGAAGTTTGGTAATACCATGCTTTTTTCGTATATTTACATAGTAAAAGGGTTAGAGTTAACCTCATTTAATAAGTAAAAATTAAAAAATATGAAAAAGCCATTAAACACTAAGTACGGAATCCAAATCACAAAACCTTGGAGTAACGAAATGTATGACCACAATGATAAGGTGGCCGATTTGATGAAGATTGAAATATTAATTCAGTTAAAAAACGCTAAACATACGGATGATGAGGAACTTTTACGAAAGGTTTCTTCTATTGTTTGTCCAACTGGGTATGGTACTGGATTTGATTTTGAAGATATCTATAATGAAACTCTTAGAGAGCTTGAAAACGTTCAAAACTTCTGGCTGAATGAAGAATACCCATATGCAGTAAGTAAAGGTATTATTCCTGAGGTTAAGTTGGAATTCATTGGATATTAAATTTAACATTTTTTAACATTTAAAATTTGGTAAATCCAATAAATTGTTGTACATTAGTAAGGTAATACGGAGTTAAGGTTTAACCCAATTAAAAATTAAATAAATAAGTTATGAAAAGTAAATTAAAAATTCATTCTCAGTTCTATGAGAATTACGGAGCCCATGATTGGGATGGTAATGGTGATTGTCCACAGAGTTGGAAGCCAAAAGGTGGCCACACCTTCGAAATCGAAGTAGATTCGGATGTGGTAATGTATTCAACTAAGTTAGAATCTCATCTTACAGAGATTGTAGCATCTCAATCAGATGATTATCAGAAGTTTGAGTATTTAGAGCATGAGTTGGAATTCGTTAAACCATCCGTATTGGATTCGGAATTACTTTATTCACTATTAAGAGCAGAGTAATGGATAAAGATTTAAAAGAAATACTAAACAGAATCAAATTCCTAAAGGAAGATTTTGAGATGTTACAAGATGGTAGATGGAGTTTAACTTATTCAGATGGTTCAAGTGTAGATGCATCTATTGAAAATTGTGATAAGATAATCAAAGCAGTTGAACGTTTAAATAAACGAAAATGAGACCAAAAGATAAAGCAAGCAAATTAGCAAATAAATTCATTACTAAATCTGTATTTGATATGACAGATAAAGAACTAAAAGAGCAAAGAGAACAAGGTAAAACATTTGCTATTATTTGTGTAGACGAAATATTAAGTGACAACCCAAATATTTATGATAGCGATAGACTGAATCATAAATATTGGAAAGAAGTAAAAAAAGAGGTTGAGCTATTGTAGCTAACGGTTAGTGTAAGAATAGTTTAGGATTAAATAACAGAAATTATGAAAGATATAATTACAGCAGAAGATATGATTAAAAGATTAGGTTTAGAGAAAAAACGAAATATTATGAATATAGACTACAGTAAAATAACAAATAACTCAGAAGTAGTAAAGCTTTTGAAGCAAAGATTAAAATTGGAAGCAAAGATAAAAGCACTTGACCCAATGGCTTTAATAAACCACGAAATTGAGTTATTATCTTTACCTGATGTTGTAGAGCAAAGCGAACAGTATTGCGACTGCGATAAACCTGCTCCTGGAGACAATGTTTGGAGTTGCGGTTGTGGTAATCCATTTAAGAAAAAAGATAAATAGCAATATTGCCTACAACGGTTTGGGTATGAAATGTAATTTTAACGGATTAAATAAAACTAAGGATGGAAAAGTGGACGTATAGGGAAATGGGTAGTAGGAATAAAAAGACTGGAAAGTTATCCTATTATACTGTAACAGTTACAGATTTTAAAATAACCGATTGTGAATGTCCTGCTAGGGAGTTCCGTAGTTATACCCCATGTAAACATATGAAACGATTAAACGAAAAATTAACACATTTTACAATATGAATTGGTATCAATTAGAAGTAGAAGCAGATAAGTACGAAGAATTGCAGGAATTACTTTTGGAATTGTCAAAATAATTTCGTATATTTACAAAAATAAAGATGAAAATGAATAACCAAGAAGATTCAGCCAAATTTGTATTCATTGCAATGATTGGCATCGGAGTATTAATATTAATTTTATTATTAACAGTATAAGTTATGACAACACAAAGATGAGTGAAACAATATACATAGGAGATATACATGGTAGAGATGTATGGAGAGATATTGTTGCCAAACACAAAGATGCTGATAACATTGTTTTCATTGGAGATTATTTCGATTCATTTGATATTACATCTGTAATCCAATTAGATAACATTAAGAAGATAGTAGAGTTCAAAAAGAAGAGAGAATTAGATACTACTAAAAAAGTATATCTCTTAATCGGAAATCACGATATTCACTATTGGCCAGGGATTAAAGAACGAGGTAGTACATCAGGCTTTCAATCAACTATGTCATTTCAATATGAACAATTCTTTAGAGAAAATGAAAAGTGCTTTCAAATGTCAGTACTAATCGATAATAGATTATGTACTCATGCTGGGGTTAGTTCTCAATTCTTAAAAGATGTAGGTTTCTATAAGCAAGATAATGTAGATGAATCAATGATATCTAATTATCTAAATGAACTGTTTCACCACAAGCCAAATGAATTTACATTCAATGGTTGTTATGATAGAAATAATACAGGCAAAAGCCCAAATGGACATGGAGATGATGATTGGCAATCACCAATTTGGATTCGACCTCATTCATTACAAAGAGTTAATAAGAATACAGAATTAAAGAAAAATTACATTCAAATTGTTGGGCATACTCAACAACATCATATTGATATTAAAGGTAAAACGACCGGTGGTAAGTATTATTATATTGATACACTTCCTATTGGTGAATACCTTATCGATACAGATGGTGAATTTAAAATAGGATATACAACAATTGTAAAATACACATAAGATGATTGAGATTTCACTATTAGAGTTCTATGCTAAATATTGTAAAGTAAATGGAAAAGAACCTACCATAACAGATAAGGATAAATGGTTGCTTGAAAATTTAGAGAGTGGCAATATACAAAGAGTATGGACTCGTAAATATGGATGGCAATACAAACAATTGTAAAATACATATAAGATGAGAAAAATAGAAATAGAAATAAGTGAAATATGGGGGCAAATATACCTCCTTCCCTTTATAAAGATAACACATGATAAGTTTCTTAACGGAAAATATGAGTTTATAGTAGGGTGGTTAAAATGGGAAGTAATTATAATGTTATGAAAGGAATATTAGAATACAATTTAGACGAAAGAGAAGATGAAATGGCAATGAAAAAAGCTATGAAATCATCAGATATGGCAGGATTTATATGGGACTTACAACATAACTTTTGGAGAAAATGGAAACATGATGAAACTGATTTTAACTTAGAAACATATAGAGAAGCATTGGGTGAGTTATTAGAGAATTACAATATTAACATAGATGAGTTAATAGAATAAAAATTAAAAAAGTTAGATTGAAATTAAATGATTGATTTCCAAAGTGAAGGTTCAATAGTAATGAATAAAGTGTATATGCACCCAATATGGTCGGATGTACATCTTCACCCTGCGCAAAATAAACTATCATTACTCTACATCTACGATATAGAGGAAAAGCGAGAGGTTGTTATCAACATTGGTAATAGTGATTACCATACATCATCCCTAAGTGATATAACATTCGATATAAAGGAGGCAAATGTATTTGGGAAGAAATCCTTCCTAAATATGATAGAACTCCCACAAACGGTTGAAGCGGGGTTGTACAAATACCTACAAGATAACAAAACCCTAAAAGAATACCCAACATCAGCACATACATTTTATCAGAGAAAGTTTCATAATATGAAATGGGTAAATAATTTAATACCTATCACTAAACATATAGAATCTATCAGACAAACAAGAGATGAATTCCTACAGTATTACGATGTAGGTGGGGGAATCGAAAAAAGTGTGAAGAAATTTGACAATTTCTACATAGAGCCGTTATCCAAAGTAGAAAAAAGTGGGATATGGACAGAGAGTGGGATGGAGTGGACTCAATATCATCCGTTTACGTTAACTTCCCGCCCTTCAAACAACTTTGGGGGTATCAACTATGCTGCACTTAACAAAGAAGATGGTAGTAGAGATAGATTTGTGAGTAGATTCGATGGGGGTAAATTAATCCAATTTGATTATGATGCATATCATCCTCGTATTATTGGTAAGATGGTAGGAGAACCGATTCCGTTGGATGTGAGTGGACACCAAACCCTAGCAGATATGTATGGGGTATCTTATTCGGAATCAAAACCAATAACGTTTCGTCAATTATATGGTGGTGTTCAAAGTGAGTACTTACATATACCGTTGTTTAAGAAAGTATCACACAAAATAGATAAGATGTGGGTTGAGTTCACACGTAATGGTTACATTATTACTCCAATGGGTAGAAAGCTTGTTAGAACGAACCTAAACGATATGAACGCTAATAAACTATTTAATTATGTTTTACAATCAACGGAAACCGAATTAAATATGGTTATACTTTTAAAATTAATGGAGTTTATGAAAGATATGAAGTCTAAAATGGTTTTATATACATATGATTCATATTTATTGGATATACACCCTACTGAAATTGGGGTATTAAAAGAATTAAAGATACTTATAGAAGTAAATGGCTTTCCAACGAAAGTAGAGGCTGGTAATCGGTATTCAGAGATGAGTTCGGTTGAAATGAATAAATAGGCAAATATATGAAAGATTTTCTTAAAGAGATTATAAGGTTATGGTGGGTTGAAGCTGGAACTGCATTAAAAAACCCTAAATCAGAGGCATCCATTAAAGCACTTAGAACAATTTTAAAAGAAGACTTAGATTTTCCTAGTGAAGCCATTGAGTACATAATTGAAAATATAAAAACACCAACAACTCACTTTGCAGCAGATACCAAATCATCATCAGGAATCAATGTTGGCAAAAATCAATCTGCAGTTTCAGCACAATTACATCCTGATTGGGATGATGACGATTTAAATGAAGATGGTAACGATTTAAATGAAGCTGAAAAGTTTTCTGCTATAAAGAACGATACTAACAATCGAACTGATTTTGGAAGTCAACAAGCTAAAGATGCAGCAATTGCATTAGGTACACATACAGATATTAATAAAGATACCGGTGATGCAGAGGAAGATGATTCTACCGAAGAAGAAACTCCCGAAGACAAATTGGCCAGAGAAAAGGCGGAAGAGAAAGCTGCTGAACCTGAATTTGATAAAGCTGCTCAAATGGATATGATGACCGCTCTCGAAAAGGATGTGGTTAAAGCAAACGATGATAAAGTTGAAAAAGATACAGCTGGTGAGAAATCAGAACCACAAGCAAATGGGTATGTAGGTGATAAGGATAAAAGTTTAAAACAAGGTGACCCGATAGAATCTGATGTTTATCAACAAGAGTTACCACCTGATGATAAAGAGTTTACAGAAAAGAATAAAAAGTTTGCAAACCCAATCCCACCCGAACCATATAAAATGCCGGATTTCTTAAATGATAATCCTAAATTCCCTAAGAAATATGTTAAGGCATTAGAACGTATGATGAATACACAGCCAAAGGGTGATGCTACTAAATGGGGGCATTTTTCTGATATAGAGGGTGGAGCCGGTCAAATCTCAGCACAAGCTGGTGAGTTAATGACTATGATGGGTTCTACTATGAGTGATGATGAGTGGAATGAATTTTCTAACTCAATTCTTAAACATGATGATGATTTCAATAAAGCTAATCCAAAACTTAAAGCTTCTAAACATAAGATAGTTGATAAAACGTGGGTAAAGGCAGCAACACAAAGTAGAAAAGCAATTAAGGATAGATTAACTGCTCAATATGGTGAAGGTGTTGAAATTGTAGCAGGTGCGTGGGATACACAATCTGATGTAGAAGCCATGGGATTATCAGATTATGAAAAAAACAAAGGATTTTCAACTGATATGTATCTTAAAGTAAGAAAGTCTAATGGTGAAGAAGTTTTAGATGAGGTATCATTAAAAAAATCAACTAAAGTAAACTTCCTAAATTCAGGAGCTGGTGAATTTGCAAAATGGGATAAAAACTTACCTGATGAAATTAATCAATCCGTATATAGAGATAAAGCTAGAGCTCGTAATATATCAGTTGTTAATGAAAATAGAGCTGAAATTGAAAAGTTATTAAAATCACCTGAAGGTGCATCATTAAATGCTTTACTTAAATCTAAAAAGATGAATTTGGATGATGCATTACAGGGTAACTCTAGAGCTAAACAAAAAGTTCTATGGACTGCTATTAATGAATTAGCTAAAAACGGAAACAAAGGTGCACAATCTACTGTAGATACTGATGATAAAGCACATAGACAGTTTCAAGCTGATTCGGTTAAAGCAATTACTGAAAATCCAAAAATGAAAGAGGGTATGTTGAATACCATTAAAAATGAGTTTCCATTAAAAGCTGTAAGTGATGGTGAAGAAACTATGGCCATCGGACCAAACTCATTAGATAAGAAAACGATGAAAGAGATATTTGGTACTGATGATTATAGTATATTAAAAGAGAACTTAGTTGCTGAAGATGGACCACCACCATTTATTGGATATAAAATAGAAACTTCAGGTGAAGTATTCGCAATTGCAGATATTGTTATTAGAGAAGATGGACGTGGTTATGGTGGTCAATTTAAATTTGAAATGCAGTTGAATCAAAAATCATTTGCAAAACGACTGGAACAAGCACAAGCAGATGTTTACGGTGATAACTAAATACGGAGAGAATGAGTGAGAACACAACTATTATGTAGCTTTACCGATGAGAATTCATTTGAGGGGTTATTAGAAACTATATTTAAAAAGTACGAAATATTCAGTAGAAAGATATTCATATTAAAGTTAGACCCTTCTAAAGAATTGGTGATAAGTTATAATATAATACCAAATGTTAATTCAGAGTTTTTACCAAGTACTATAATGGTACATCGAAAGCAGGAAAGTAACACTCTATACACTATTAATTCATTAAACAGTTTGATATTAGACTTAAACAATGGTAAGGTAGATAACGAATACCAAGTAGATTGGCAGAATTACAAAAATTCAATGGTTCTGACTGATGGGGGTGGGTATAAGATAATGAAAACACACTTATTCAGAATAGTCAACGTTAATTAAAATAATTTAATATTTATTAACATAAAAGACCAGCATAATTTGGTAAATCCAATTAAATGTTGTATATTTACAAAGTAAAGAAATCAAAAGGATAACACTATGGCAAATTTAAATGAAAACAGACGTTTAATGGAAGCGCAAATCAAATCATTAAGAAATATCAACGAAGCTTTGGGGATGACCAAAGGGAAAGATAACAGACTAATGAAAGATTTAGAAAATATCATAGGTAATGAAGTTGAGTATACTACTAAAAAGAACGGTAGAGTATCAGTTATCACATCATTTAGTGTACCTGGTGGAAAAAACAAATTGGAAGTTGAAGAAGATATGGATGGAATGTGGGTTGTAACATTGAGAGCTAAGAAAGGTATGAAAATATGGGCTAATGAGTTCGATTTTGGATTTAGTGATATCAAAGATGAAGAAACTGCAATGAAAGCTGCAATGAAAATGGCTAAAAAGCACAAAGGTGCATTCGCTTACTAAAAAGAAATTACAAAATATATACAGAAAGGATTGGTTAATCCAAGTTCTTTCCGTATATTTACAAACCAAATGGGTTATAATCACATCAATGAGTAAAGTACCTACTAAAGCAGTTATAAATACCGCAGAATGGCCTAAATGTGTATATTGTAAAGAATCAATACCGGTAGGATTACAACTCAAAAGAATATGTTTAAAGTGTTTAGGTAATAAAAATAAGTAAAATAAATTAAAAAAAACAACAAAACATTAGGAATATCCAAATTAATGTTGTATATTTACAAAGTAATGATTGAGAGATGTACTCTTTCAGCCTTACAGATGTATTGGTTATTTAGAATTGGCGTAAAGTTCGCCCTTAGTAAAATAAATAATCGGTGGTTTTAAATCCACTATAAAAAATTAAGACCAGGTCAACGTATGGGTTTAAATTAACGTTGAAAAATAATAAATGAAATATAATTAGGAAATTAGAAATAGTTTTCGTATATTTGTTTAAATAATAATAATTAATAACTAAAAACATAGTAAATTATGGCAATTGATTTAAATGCAATTCGAAACAGACTAGACAGTCTACAAACAAAGGTAACAAAAACAGATAACCTTTGGAAGCCGAAGCCCGGCAAACAGCAAGTAAGAATAGTACCTTACATCCACAACGAATCCAATCCGTTTATTGAACTTTTCTTCCATTATGGTTTTGGTGGTAAGAATATTCTTTCACCCCAAACACATGGTGAAGCAGACCCATTAGTAGAGTTCGCTCAACAACTAAAGGCGACTGGTGATAGAAACGATTGGAATTTATCAAAAGATTTAACACCCAAAATGAGAACTTATGTTCCCGTTGTAGTTCGTGGTGAAGAATCAGAAGGAGTTAAGTTTTGGGGATTCGGTAAAACCGTATATCAAGAACTACTTGCTTTCTTTGCAGACCCAGACTATGGTGATTTAACAGACCCGATTAGTGGTAGAGATATCACCGTTGAGTTTAAGACAGCAAAGGAGTTAGGTAAGAACTATCCTGAAACTTATATCAGAGTTAAACCAAATCAAACACCTATTTCAGAAGATAAGAATGTTTTGACAATGTTGAAAGACCAAATTGAACTTCCTGGTATGTTCAAAAAATATGATTATGATGAAATGAAAGGTTTATTGGAAACTTGGATGGAAACTGGGAAAGTTGGTGAAGATACGGAATCTGAAACTCAACCTACTCAAACAGAATCACCATTTAAAGGTGATACCCCACAAACATCAGCACCACAATCATCAGCACCTTCTTCGAAGGCAGCAGATGTAAAGGATGCATTTGATGATTTATTTAATAACTAAAATTAGGATATGGCAACGAAACGTGATGAATTATCTTCACTTCTCGCCAGTAATCTTAATAAAAAGTTCAAAGGACAGGCACAAGCTGCATATTTCTTAGATGGCTCAGAACAGACACCCACCGATTTAACGGAGTGGGTGTCTACTGGGGATGATATGTTAGATTTAGCAATATCGAATCGACCGAATGGTGGGTTTCCTGTTGGACGAATAGTTGAGGTTACGGGTTTAGAAGCGAGTGGAAAATCTCTATTATCTGCACATACATTAGCAAACTGCCAGAAGAAGGGTGGGTTAGCAGTATACATAGATACAGAGAACGCTATCAATCAAGAGTTTTTAGAAGCATTAGGTGTTGATACCGCAAAGTTACTTTATGTACCTTTGGAAACGGTAGAAGATATCTTTGATGCTATGGATTCGATTATTGAATCAGTAAGAAAATCTGATAAGAAACGATTAGTAACAATTGTAGTTGATTCAGTAGCAGCTGCTACCACTAAGGTAGAACTTGCTGCAGATTATGACCAAGCGGGTTATGCAACCCAAAAGGCTATAATCATTTCAAAAGCAATGAGAAAGATTACAAATCTTATCGGAAGAGAAAGAATCTTAGTGGTATTTACAAATCAACTGAGAGTTAGAATGGGAGTATCCTTTGGAGACCCATATACAACATCAGGTGGTAAAGCATTAGGGTTTCACGCATCTTGTAGATTGAGAATGAAACAGATGGGTAAACTTAACGCTAAAATCGGTGGGGTTGAACAAGCAGTTGGTATTAAGACTAGAGTTCAGGTTATTAAAAACCGAATGGGACCACCATTACGTTCAATAGATTTTGAAATATATTTTGATAGGGGAATTGATAGATATGCTTCATGGCTTAACACTATGAAAACATATAAGTTACTAGAACAAGGTGGTGCATGGTACACATGGACTTCCAAAGAGACTGGTGAGATTATTAAATTCCAAGCAAAAGATTTTCAAGGTAAATTGGATGAGAAGCCAGAGATAAAGGAGGAAATGTATAAACAAATTTGTGATGCATATATTTTAGGATACAAAGAAGCATCCGAAAACGCAAACACAGATACAACCCAATTAGATGATACACACGAAATATAAAGAAATGGTTGACAATCTATCAGAAACAAAACATGGTGATGTTAATGATAAAGTAATGATTGTTGATGGATTGAATATGTTTATCAGATGTTTTGGGGCAGTTCCAACTTTAAATGATGATGGGAATCACGTCGGTGGGGTAACAGGTTTTCTGTTATCCCTCGGCGCTCTTATCCGAAACAATAAACCTACCAGGGTTTTTATGGTATTTGATGGAAAGGGTGGTTCTACTCGTAGAAAGAAAATGTATAAAGGTTATAAGGAAGGTAGAACTGGAATGACTAAAGTAAACAGATTAGCTGGATACGAAGATTTAGAAGACCAGAGAGAATCTATGAAGAATCAATTCAATACGTTGATGAGATACTTAGATTTACTTCCAATCGATGTATGTTTTGTAGATTACGTTGAGGCTGATGATATTATGGCATATGCTGCAAAGCATGTATTCAAAAAAGAAGTTTTGATAGTATCATCTGATAAGGACTTTCTACAATTAGTGGATGATAGGATATCAGTATGGCAACCGATAAAGAAAAAGATGATGTACAAAGATGATGTTCAAAAATTATATGGAGTTCCATCAAAGAACTTAGTGTATTTCAGAATCTTCGATGGGGATAAATCAGATAATATTCCAGGTGTTAAGGGTGTAGGTCCTAAAACAATTTTAAATAAGTTACCATTCCTTCAAGAAGATAATATGAGTATGGAGAAATTGTTTGAAAATGTAGAGAAGCTTGATGATGAGAAGTTAAAGGCAAAAATAATGAATAGTAAAGATGTATTAACATTGAACTACGATTTAATGCAGTTAAAAGAACCAGATATGTTGAGTGCAGCAATAACCTCAACAGTCCGTAGCATGATAGATTCACCAATTGAAGGATTAAACTCATTTCAGTTCAAAAAAGATTTTATGGTTGATAAACTATACACTGCTTTTAAGAATATAGAGGTATGGTTATCAAACACTTGGACCGAATTAGACACCTATTCAAAACAAACTAGAAAATAGCTTGTTAGTTTAGAATAAAAGTCGTATATTTACAAAGTACTAATAAAAAACTATGGATACATTCGGGCAGAAATTTGGGACTAGCTTTCAAATAAAAATAATATCAGCGTTATTATCTGATAGAATATTCCTACAAACGGTATATGATATCTTAAAGCCTGAGGCGTTCGATTCGGAGGCTAATGAGTGGTTAGTAAAGATAATACTAAAACATTTTGATGAATTTTCCAAATTACCCACCTTAGATGTATTCAAAGTTGAAATAGATAAGGTACAAAGGGATGTACTAAAACAAACGGTTTTAGATAACTTAAAGCAAGTTTGGAATAAGTTAGAATCTGATGATTTAGAGTATGTTAAGGAACAAACGTTGGAGTTTTGTAAAAACCAAAACTTTAAGGGTGCTATCTTAGAATCTGTTCAATTACTTGAAGAAGGTAAGTTTGATGTTATCAAAGAAAAGATTGATAACGCTATGAAATCAGGTCAAGATACTGATATCGGACATGAGTACAAAGCTGATGTTAAACAAAGGTATGAAGAAAACATTAGAAATGTTATTCCGACTGGATGGGATGTTGTTGATGAATTAGTTGATGGTGGGTTTGGAAAGGGTGAACTTATACTATTTGCGGCACCTCCGGGTATTGGTAAATCTTGGGCATTAATTAATGTTGGGATGGCAGCTGTAAAAGCTGGTAAAACTGTGGTTCATTATACATTAGAGTTAAACGAAGGTTATGTAGGTCAGAGATATGATGCTATACTAACAGGTACAGCAGTACCTAACCTAAAATATAACATCGAAGAAGTAGAACGACAGGTTTCTAATTTATCAGGTGAATTGATAGTTAAGTATTGGCCTACTAAATCTGCTGGATTGAACGCAATAAGAGCGAGTCTTGATAAATTAACATTGCAGGGTAAGAAACCTGATGTGATAATTTGTGATTACGCAGATTTATTATTGGGTAATAGTAGAAAAGAACGACACGAAGAGTTGGAAGAGTTAGTAGAAGGATTACGAGGTATTGCTGGTGAATATGAATGTCCGTTATATACAGCATCACAAATTAATCGAAGTGGAGCAGATGCAGATGTTATTACAGGCACATCAATAGCAGGTTCATTCTCAAAATTGATGACTGCTGATTTTGTGGTATCATTGAGTAGAAAGATTGAAGATAAATTAGCAGGAACGGGTCGATGGCACGTAATTAAAAACAGATTTGGGCCAGATGGAATGACTCTACCATCTAAAGCAAATATGAGTAATGGTAGGATGGATATTTATTCAGATGATAGCATTGATGGTAAAAAAACTCAAAGTGATATGAATAAAGGTGAATCATTAGTTCGTAAGAATTTATTACAAAAATACAACGAATTAAAAACAGATACCGATTTTTAATCTATATTTATTATCACCCCAAATAAGTTAAATTAACAAAATTAAAAGGAAAAGAATGGCATTATTTAAAGAAAGAATGGAGTATAAACCATTCGAATATCCAGAGTATTATACCGAAGGTTGGTTGAAGCAAGCACAAGCATTTTGGTTACATACTGAGATACCAATGCAAGGTGATATTAAAGATTGGAATGAAAATTTAACTAAAGAGGAAAAGAATTTAGTTGGTAATATTCTTTTAGGATTTTCACAAACAGAATGTGCAGTATCCGATTATTGGACTACTATGGTTACTAAGTGGTTTCCAAAGCACGAAATTAAACAAATGGCTATGATGTTCGGTTCGCAAGAAACAATTCATGCAACTGCATATTCATACCTAAACGAATCTTTAGGATTAGAAGATTTTGAAGCATTCCTACACGAACCTGCAATAGCAGAGAAGTTTGATTTTCTAACATCTACTACATCCGAATGGACACATACGGATTTACAAACAAATCCTATAGCACGAAAAGAAGTAGCCAGGTCATTAGCAATATTCTCAGCATTCGCCGAAGGGGTATCTTTATATAGTTCTTTCGCAGTTCTATATAGTTTTCAAATGAGAAATCTTTTAAAAGGTATTGGACAGCAAATGAAATGGAGTGTAAGAGATGAATCTTTACATTCGAAGATGGGTTGTCAGTTATTCAGAGAAATGTGTAATGAATATCCTGAACTTTTTGAAGAAGTTAAGGATGATGTGCATGAAGCAGCAAAACATATGATAGAAATGGAACATAAGTTCATTGATATGATATTTGAGCAGGGTGATTTAGAAAACTTAAAATCATCTGATTTAAAAGAGTTTATCTCAAAAAGAGGTAATGAAAAGTTAAAAGAATTAGGATACGAACCTACATTTGAATTTAATGATAAGAAAGCATCTAATTTAGATTGGTTTTATCATCTTACCGGGGGAATAACCCACACCGATTTCTTCGCAGTAAGACCAACTGATTATGCAAAGGCTGGTGAAGGTGAAGATTTTAGTGATATGTGGTAATAATAAAAAAAAGAATAAGTTATGGAATTTAATGAATTAATTACAAACGTAATAGGGTGGGCTGAAGATAAAGATATCTTAAAAGCTGAAAACGCACCTAAACAAATGTTAAAAGTTGTAGAAGAAGTTGGAGAAACTGCTGGGGCTTTACTTAAAAACAATAGGGATGAATTGATAGATGGTATTGGTGATTCCTTTGTAACATTGATTATATTATCAATGCAGTTAGGAGTACATCCATCCGAATGTTTAGAAGCGGCTTGGAATGAAATAAAAGACCGTAAAGGTGAAACTAAAAATGGGGTATTCATAAAAGAATGAAAAATCACGGAGAAGAATTAGGATGGGAGTTGGATGTCGATTTCCCATCATGGGCAAATACAGAAATATATGTTAAAACAATTAGTAAAGGTTACCTTTTGGAAGGAGAAACTCCGAAAGATGCGTATTGGCGTGTCGCTACTAAAGTCGCCCGCCGTTTGGAACGGGGTGATATGGCCTCTAAGTTTTTTGATTATATTTGGCGTGGTTGGCTTAATCTTGCTACTCCCGTTTTATCTAATACGGGTACTGATAGGGGTTTGCCGATATCTTGTTTTGGAGTTGATGTTGGTGATTCGATTCAAGAAATCGGAACCAAAAACTTAGAAATGATGCTACTCGCCAAAAGTGGTGGTGGTGTTGGGTTCGGTATGAATATGATTAGACCCGCTGGTAGTAAAATCAATCAAAATGGAACATCAGATGGTGTAGTGCCATTTGCTAAGATATTTGATTCAACTATTATAGCTACCAATCAAGGTTCAGTTCGTAGAGGTGCTGCATCAGTAAACTTAAACATAGAACATGGTGATTTTGATGAATGGATTGATATTCGTGAACCAAAGGGTGATGTAAACAGACAATGTTTAAATTTACATCAATGTGTAGTTGTTGGTGATAAGTTCATGCGACAATTAGAAGATGGAGATGCTGAAGCCCGTAGAAAGTGGAGTAAAGTAATTCAGAAACGTAAAGCAACTGGTGAACCTTATATTATGTATAAAGGTAATATCAATAAAGCAAATCCAGAAGCATATAAACATAATGGATTAAAAGTTCATATGACAAACATATGTTCTGAGATTACATTACATACAGATGAGAATCATTCATTCGTATGTTGTTTATCTTCTCTTAACCTTTCAAAATACGATGAGTGGAAAGATACAGATTTAATTTATACAGCAACTTGGTTTTTAGATGGTGTATTAGATGAGTTTATTCAAAAAGCAAAAAATATGCGTGGTTTTGAAAACTCAGTACGTTCTGCTGAAAAGGGTAGAGCATTAGGATTAGGTGTATTAGGATGGCATACTTACTTACAACAAAGAGGTATTCCATTTGATTCATTAACCGCACAATTTGAAACTCGTAAAATATTCTCTCAAATGAAGATTGAATCTGAAAGAGCAAGTAGAGATATGGCAGATGTTTACGGAGAACCACTATGGTGTGTTGGTACTGGGTTGAGAAATACTCACCTAAGAGCAATTGCACCAACGGTATCTAACTCTAAATTAAGTGGTAACGTTTCTCCAGGTATTGAACCTTGGGCAGCAAATGTATTTACTGAACAAACTTCAAAAGGTACGTTTATTAGAAAAAACAGAGAATTAGAAAAAGTTCTTCGTAAAGCTGGAATCAACACCAAAGATACTTGGGATAAGATACTTGCTGATGGTGGTAGTATTCAGGATATAGCTGAATTAGATAATTGGTTATATTGTGATAATAAACTTACAAATATATCAGAAGTAGGTGAAGGTATTGAGTGTGATAAGGTAAAGGATGTATTTAAAACCTTTAAGGAAATCAATCAATTAGAATTGGTTAGACAAGCTGGTATTAGACAACAATATATCGACCAATCAGTATCATTGAACTTAGCATTCCCATCTGAGGCAACTCCGAAATGGCTTAATCTCGTACACATGGAAGCGTGGAAGCAAGGTGTAAAAACACTTTACTATACGAGAACCGAATCAGTACTTAGAGGTGATATAGCACAAAAGGCAATGGATGCAGACTGTATAAGTTGTGACGGATAGAAGATAGTGTGGTCTAACGACCACCTTTAGGACCGTTACTCGTAACGGACGAGATGGGGAGATTCGCTACCTCCCCATTTCATTTTTGATAACAATTAAAATAAAAGCATTATGAAATATTTATACTTCTCAGCAGCTTGGTGTGGCCCATGCAAAACATTAGCACCGATTATGGCTCAAGTAGGCCAATCAGTATCAGTTCAAAAAATCGATGTGGATTCACAATCAGCATTAGCATCACAATACAACGTTAGGAATGTACCAACTGTGATATTAATAAATGGGTCAACTGAAGTAAAAAGATTCGTTGGGATTCAGTCAAAAGAAACTTATATAAATGCCGCAAGATAAATTAGGAAATTCCAAAAAAAAGTTGTATATTTACAATAAGAAACAGTTACGAAAGAAAATGGCACTACGAGGGGAATCACATCCAGCACATAAGCTTACGGAAGAGCAGGTTACATCTATTAGAACCCTATATAAAATAGGACACCGAAACATCAAAGTTTTGGCGAGAAATAATGGAGTATCACCAGCTAACATCCGTAGGATTGTAAAGGGTGAGACTTGGAGACATTTATTGCACGGAAAATTCAATGATTATCAATAATCAGTTATGAAAGAAGAAGGTAAACATTACGTTGATGCATCTAAGGTGAGTGTAGCTCCAATTGCTAAATCTATCGCTAAAGATATGATTATCAAAAAACACTATACTCATGCATGGACTGCATGTAGGTATTCATTAGGTATATACCATACATTAGATGAAAAAGATGTATTTGGAAACGACCAGCAATTAGTTGGAGTTGCTGTATACGGATTCCCGGTCGGAGCAAGAGCACCCACATCAGTATGTGATGGTTTAACAAAAGATAATATCTTAGAACTTACTCGATTATATGTAGATGATGGGTTCGGTTCAAATATAGAGAGCTGTGCATTAGGTAAAACTTTCCAATGGATAAAGGATAATGATAAAAATATCAAAGTGTTACTCAGTTATGCTAATAATGGTGAAGGACACGTTGGTGGTATTTACAAAGCAACCAATTGGATTTATCAAGGATTAAACACCGATTACGCATTGATGGCAAACTGGGGTATATCCCTAACCAAAGACCCATATGATTGGATTCATAGTAGAACTGTTTATAATAATTGGGGTAGTGGTAACTTAGAACATCTTCGTAGAGAGATTGGTAAGGAAGGTCATACTGAGTTTTGGAGAAGAGAAGAACCACCTAAACATAGGTACATTCAGATACTTGCTACCAATAAAAAAGAAAAGAAGGATTTATTCAAAAGGTTAAAGCATGAAATCAAACCTTATCCTAAAGAATTAAATGATTACAACACCGAAGTTGTAACACATACCACTTATGCGCCTGAAGAGAGTAATGATATCAATTTTTGGTAATTGTTAATAACTTTTCAAAAAAAATACAAAATATTAGGATATACGGAAACGAATTCGTATATTTGTTAAAATTAAAAACACATAAATGTATCAAAATGTATATTATGAAAAACAAGCAGGAGTTATCCATTGTTGGGATGATTCTCGTGGATATTTTACAAAGAAGTATAGGAATTATGCTTATGTAGAAGATGGTAATGGTTCATACCAATCAATCTATGGTGAACGCTTAAAGAAAATCAATTATTGGAAGCATGAGGATAATCTGAAATTATATGAATCTGATGTAAATGAGGTAACTCGATTCTTGATTGATGAGTATGGTGATTCTGATGAGGTATCAGAGGGTAACGTTGTACTAACGTTTGACATTGAGGTAGAAATGAACTCAGGCCTACCTGATATTACGGAAGCTAAGAATGCAATGACTTCGGTAGCATTCCATGATTCAGCAACAAAAGATTATCACGTATATGTTATAAACGATGGTGATGAGATAAACAAAACTATCAAAGGTGCTATGGTTCGTTCTTTCCGAAGTGAGGAAGATATGCTAATGGCATTCTTAACCAAATGGGAAGAGATTTCACCTACAATCATAACAGGTTGGAATATTGATTTCTTTGATGTGACTTATCTTTATAATCGAATGAATCGTTTATTGGGAACTAAAAACGCAAATAGATTATCCCCAATACAAAAGGTTCATTGGAATAAATACAGACAACGTTATATCATAGCCGGTGTATCTGCATTAGATTATATGGCTCTATTTAAAAACTTTACATATACAGAACATCCAAATTATAGATTGGATACTATTGCTCGTATGACATTGGGTAGAGGTAAGATTGAATACGAAGGAAACCTCGACCAATTATTCAGAGATGATTTGGAAAAATTCATTGAGTATAACTTAGTGGATGTTGAATTGATTGTTGATATGGATAAGAAATTACAGTATATCGATTTGGCTAGAGCAATCTGCCATACAGGACACGTATTCTATGAAGATTTTATATTCTCATCAAAATGGTTAGAAGGGGCGATATTAACATTCCTACGAAGAAGTAGTCGTATAGCTCCAGATAGACCTCACAGAAGAAATAAGAACGATGATGGAAGTGATGCAGAAGGTAAGTTTCAAGGAGCATATGTAAAAGAACCAAAACCTGGTCTTTATAAGTGGGTGTATGATTTAGATTTAACATCACTATACCCATCTATTATTATGACAATTAACATTTCCCCTGAAACAAAGGTTGGTAAGGTAAAAGGATACTCCGTTGAAGAACATATGAAATCTGCTATTGATGAATACATCATTGTAGATGATAACGGTAAAGACTACCCATCAATGGATAAAGACAAGTTCGAAGATTTCGCTAAAAAGATGGATTTATCAGTAGCATCGAATGGTGTGTTATATAAGCAAGATTCCGTAGGTGTAATACCTGAGATTCTTAATGTATGGTTCGATAAGAGGGTTAAGTATAAAGACGAGATGAAAACGCATGGTAAAGCTGGGAATGATGAATTATACAAATTCTATCATCAAAGGCAGTTAGTTCAGAAGATTATGTTAAATTCACTTTATGGAGTATTAGGGCTACCTGCTTTTAGATTCTATGATGTGGATAATGCAGAAGCAGTTACACTTACAGGTCAGACTGTAATTAAAACTACTGAGATGATAGCTAATAGTTATTATAGTAAAATCACAGGTGAGAATAAGGATTATAACATTTATGTTGATACGGATTCAGTATTTTATCAGGCAGCTCCATTAGTGAAAGCTAGAAACCCCGAAATTGATGAAAGTGATGATGCACAAATGATACCTGCGATACTGCAAGTAGCACAAGAGGTTGAGGCTCACATCAATGCAACGTATGATACGATGTCAAAAAAGTTATTCAACGTAATTAATCATCGGTTCGATATAAAACAGGAGACTATCGCAAAAGGTGGTTTTTGGGTATCAAAGAAACGATACGCACAATGGATTATCAATGATAATACTGTGGATTGTGATAAATTAGATGTTAAGGGATTGGATGTAAAACGTAGTTCATTTCCAACATACTTTAAAGAGGTAATGTCAACTGTATTATGGGATATTCTAAAGGATGAGGATAAGATGAAGTTGGACCAGAAGATTTTAGATTATAAGGATGACATGCCTAAAAGAAACTTTATCGATATTGCTAAGAATTCAGCAGTAAAGGGTATGAGTAAGTATTCTACTAAAACGCAAGTACTTGGTGAATTTATGAAAGGTACTCCAGCGCATGTTAAAGCAGCACTTACTTACAATCAATTATTGAAGTATTACAAAACCGCTTTCAAATACGAACCAATGAAAGATGGTGATAAGATAAAGTATGTGTATTTGAAGAATAACCCATTAGGATTAGAAACAGTTGGATTGACTGGGTATAACGACCCAAAAGAGATATTGGATTTAGTAGAAGAGTATATTGATTACAATAAACTATGGGAACGTGAGTTAAAGAATAAGTTAGATGATTTCTATTCAGCGATGAATTGGGAGAACCCAAATCCAAACTTAGAGAATATAGGAAAATTCTTTTCGTTTTAATTAGGATATATGGAAAAGAATTCGTATATTAGTATAAATAAATAATAAATAGTAAATTTAAAGCATGAAAAAAGCATCAATTGAACAATTCGTCAATCGTTACAACTTAGGTGGTGAGGTTGAATCAGTAAAAATTGAATCTACAGATGATTCAATGAAAGTAAGTTTTATCTCAGATGATAAAACTCTATTAGGTACAGTAGAATCCGCAGAGAAGGATTTCCCAAATGGTGAATTTGGTATCTATACAACATCTCAAATGAAAGCACTATTAGGTGTAGTAGAATCAAACGTAGACGTAGGAGCAGAAGATTCGTATCTTACGTTTTCGGATAAAGGTACATCAGTAAACTATATGTTGGCTGATTTATCAGTTATTCCAGTAGTTCCAGATTTAAAGCAAGTACCACCATTCGATTCTGAAATTACTTTAGATGATGAATTTACAAATAGATTCATTAAATCTAAAGGAGCACTTAACGAATCAGATACATTTACATTTACTTGTACTGGCGGTAAAGGTGAGGTTGTATTAGGTTATTCAACTATTAATACAAACAGAATCTCTATGACAGTTGAGTGTAAATGTGATACGGATATAAAACCTATTTCGTTTTCAGCAAAATATCTAAAAGAGATACTAATGGCGAACAAAGGTTCTAAATCAGCAACTCTTAAAATAGCATCAGCTGGATTAGCACATGTTAAGTTCGAACGAGATGGTTTAGTTTCCAATTATTTTCTCGTAGAAATTAAGTAGTTTGGTAAAACCAATTCTTTTTCGTATATTTACAAATAATAATTAAAAACAATTAAGTATGGATTTTTGGGATGCAGAGCCAGAGAAACCTAAATTTGATTTTGAGAAGCAGAAGAGTGAGTTAATCCAAAATATGGATTATCTCGCTACCATGTCTGTTCAAGAGCAAGTTTTGTATAAGAAGTGGGTAGAATTACAGGATGTTAAAATGATTAGGGATAAATCTCAAATCGCAGCAATGTATGATACTCAATGGGCTCCAACTGATATTAACAATTTGGAGCAAACTATTAAAGAGATTGAAGAGTTAGAACCTTATGTTGAAATTTTGGAAGATACTAAAGATGCAGCTAAATGGACATATGCTAGACGTATGATTCATTCTATGGATTTTACTGCTAATCCCGGCCGCAATGTTAAAATCAATGTTAAAGATAAAACGAGTGGTAAACTCTTAGGACAAATATCATTAGCATCAGATGTAACATCAATGGCAGTTAGAGATAACTACATTGGTTGGACTAAGGATGATAAGTTTAAGAAAGGAAAGCTAAACCATACTACAATTGCATCAACTATTGTTTGTACACAACCGTTAGGTTATAATTTCTTAGGTGGAAAGCTCGTTGCTATGATGACAACAGTTCCGGACGTAAGAGAATTTTGGAAGAAAAAGTATGGACAGACTTTGGTAGGTGTTGGTACAACTTCATTATATGGGATTCATTCTCAATATAATGGAATTCCTCACTTTAAAACATTGGGTGAATCAGCAGGAAAGATTTCTCTGAAACCTGATGATAAGTTCTACGAACCTTGGCATCAGCATATTAAAGAAGAACATGCCGAATGGTATGAAACCGCAATCACTAATGAACGAATTCGTAATGGTGCTAGTATGGGTACTGGTGAAGGTGCTAGTGGACCTGTAAGTGGTATCAAACAAAAGATTCTTGGAAAGATTTTCAAAGAATGTGGTATCAAACAATCAGCTTACCACCACGGATTCCACAGGGGAGTTTATTTGGCAATGATGTACGATAATGGACAAGCATTCTTACGAGATGAAATTGAAGAATCTGAATTGGTGATGAAAAAGAAGTTTGAGGATGGAGTTCCTTATATTAATAATTGGTGGAAGAAGAAAGCCATCAAACGTTACACTAAATTACACTCAGAGGGTAGGTTAAAGCCTGAGCATTTATTTTATTTGGAAGCAATTGGAATGAGTTGGGAAAAGATGAAGGAAACTTACTTAAAAGAAATAGGAAGATAAAATTACAAATATGATTAAAAAAGAAAAGCACTCACTATGGGTGGAACGGTATAGGCCGGATTCAATGGATGGGTATGTTGGTAATCAGCATATCATAGAGAAAGTAAAGATTTACATTGAGAGTAATGATGTACCCCATTTGTTACTATACGGACAAGCTGGTACAGGTAAAACAACTCTTGCTAAAATCATTACAAACCAAATCGATTGTGATTTGATGTATATTAACGCATCTGATGAAAACTCAGTTGATGCAGTTCGTGATAAGATTCGTGGATTTGCATCATCAATGGGATTCAAAGAGTGGAAGATTGTAATACTTGATGAAGCAGATTACCTAACACCAAACGCACAAGCAGCTCTCCGTAACCTGATGGAAACGTTCTCCAGAACGACAAGATTCATTTTGACTTGTAACTATGTAGAGAAAGTGATTGACCCTATCCAAAGTAGATGTCAAACATTTGGGATTACACCACCATCTAAAAAGGAAGTAGCTATGAGATTGAAACAAATCTTAGATACCGAAGAGGTGAAGTATGAAATGTCTGACTTAGCAATCTTAGTGAATAGTGGATACCCTGATATTCGTAGAGTTTTAAACGCAGCTCAACGACAAGTAGTAGGTAATGAATTAAAGATTGATAAAACATCAGCTATTCAGGCCAACTATATGGATGAGGTACTTACTGTATTACAATCAAATGGTAGTGTTAAAGATTCTTTTACTAACGTAAGAAAGATTATAGCTGATTCAAAGGTAAGAGATTTTACACCATTTTACAGATTTTTGTATGATGAAGTAGATAACTATGCAAATGGTAAGATTGGTAGTACAATTTTAAATATAGCAGATGCTCAATATAAGGATTCTCAATGTGTAGATAAAGAAATATCTGTGATGGCTATGTTGTTAGAAATAATAACTGACATTAGAAAATAAAAGTAAATAAATTAGGATATATGGAAAAGAATTCGTATATTTGTGTAAACAATAAGTAAATTAAATTAGTAACAATAAACAAAAGTAGTATTATGACAAATTCAAATGAAATTTTCGAATCAATTAAAGAATTATATACAGAGTTCGAAGCAGAGCACAACGGTACAACAAAAGCATCTAAAAGTAGAGCTAGAAAAGCTATCGGAGAAATCAAAAAGTTAGTAACTGAGTACAGAAAACTATCAGTAGAAGAATCTAAGTAATTATGGCAAAGAAAAGTGGAAAGGTGATTGGTATGAACCAACCGCCACCTGCACCTAAAATGCAGTTAGACCCAACAAAGTTGGACACCGTTCGTTGTGAAGAATGTGATGGTATATTCTTCAATGAGGTAACGATGTACAAAGTAGTTCCTGCAGTACAAGCACCTAATGGTCAGAAATCAATGTTACCTATTCCGGTACAACGATGTGCTGATTGTGGTAATGTATCAGAACAATTTTTACCAAAAGAGTTATTACCTTAATGGCGAAAAAAGCAAGTACAGGTATAAAAGCAAAATCCATATTCGACCACCTTTCGGGAATTAAAGAAAAGAAAACATCTTGGGAATCTTTAACAGATATGGACAAGAAATCATTCAGCCCCTTTATAATCAACCGATGGTTAAGTATGAATATGGATTTGCTGCCTATTGTTAATATTCTCCAAAAGTACACAATCGGACTTCTATCTGCTAGAGATACCTACAAAGTATATTTAGATTTCCTACCTAATAAGAAAACGTTTGATAAATATATCAAAGGTAAATCTGATGGGAAATATAATAAAGATATGTTAAAGTATCTATCTACTTGGTATGGTGTTTCTCAGAGAGAGGTTATCGATTATATGGAGCTCCTACCGAAGCAGGAGGTTTTGGATATATTAATGAAATACGGGTTAACAGATAAAGAAGCTAAAAAACTATTAAAAAAATGATGAGAAATAAAAACGTATTAGTAGATATGCTGAGAACATCAGCAATGGCTGATAAAGCAAAAGCACTACTTTCATTAGATTTGTTGGAACATCGAGCCGTAGGGATTGGTGACCATTCAACTGATGATTTCTATAAAAACGCGGAGGAAGCTCTTATGTTATTGGTAGATGCAGATGATAGATTAACGGCATTGGATAAGTATTTTAATCCAAATACAATTTCCAACGATAGTAATGAAAGTAAAACTTGGTTAAATGGATAATATTATATTAAAATTGGAGAATATTAAAGAATCAAAATCGAAAGTAGTTCATAGAGGTGAGAGAGAATACAAAGCCAATATGGGTGATAAAACCCTAACTGCAATCCAACATTGTGAAGAAACATATCCTATAATGATGGAAGAGTACAAACGTATTATGTGGGACCAATATGAAACGTTTTGTAAGAAACAAAAAAATTATGGGCCGGGTAACATATCAGTAGGTACTCCCTTAGAAACGAAGGATGATATTAAATTATCATTAACTGGATTGTGGTTTAGAATGAATGATAAAATTCAAAGACTAAAACAATTAGTTGTATTAGGACATGATGATGAAGTAGGTGAATCTGTGCAAGATACATTTCAAGACTTATCGGTATATGGAATCATAGCTCAAATTGTTCAAAATAAAAAGTGGGGAAAGTAATATGAAAAACTTATTAACATTAGTAGTATGTATATTGTTTACATACATAGGGTTTGGACAGAAAACAAAAACAATAGAAACTGATATATTTAAAATAGTATATTCAGAAAAGTATCAACAACCCCTTTCAGTAGAGTATGAGGTTCAATGTCCTAATGGGGATGCGAGTAGGAAGGGTATGAATTTCTATGGAGTTGATTCTGTAATAACATCAAACAACGCTGATTATAAAAACAATGTATGGGATAAAGGTCATATGGCACCTGCAGCTGCATTCAATTGTAATACACAACTATTAAGAGAAACATTCAGTTATCTTAATTGTGCACTACAACATCAAGGTTTAAATAGAGGCCCATGGAAAGAATTGGAAGCGTTTGAGAGAAGCTTAGCAAAAGTACATTCATTAGTTATTGTAATTATTACAATTCATTTTGATGATGAGATGGGGTTACTCCCAACTGATGCGAGAGTACCTACTGGATTTACAAAGAAAATATTCACAGGCTCTTCTGATTCACTCGTATTCCATTTTCCTAATAGTAATGTAGCCGGTGTAAATTGGTTGGAATTTCAAATAGATTAAAAATATAATTGTTCATAACTTAACAATTTGTTAACATTAAAAGCTTGGTAATACCAGGCTTTTTTTGTATATTTACATAGTAAGAAAGTTAAGAAATACTTAAACAATTAAAACTATGAGTGAATTATATCAAGTAATTAGAACAACTGAGGGGTATGAAGAACATACAACCGATTTATCACATACTGATGCTGTGGAGTTAGTAACAGAATTAGAATCGTGTTTTGAAGGTGAACAATATGAAGTACACCCACAGATGGAAGCAACACCTGAGCGTGAGTATAGAACTATACCACATGGAGCAGCTGATGGTTGGGAAGATTTAAATTACTAAAAGTTTGGTAGTTCCAATAATAATTTGTATATTTACACTATGAAAGAATCAAAGATAAGTAATGTGTTTACATTTGGGGTGAAAGAACCTAATGAGGGTGATGTTACGGTATCATATTCGCAATACACGCAATATGCGAATTGCCCACATCAATGGAAGTTGAATTATATGGATGGTAATCGTTCATTCGACCCATCAATCCATTTGGTATTTGGCACTGCAATGCACGAAACCTTACAAAGTTGGTTAGATACATTGTATAATAACTCAATTGAGGATGCATCTAAAATCGATTTAGGTAAGATGTTATACGAATGTATGTTAGTTGAATACAAAAAGATGAGAGAACAGACTGGAGTAGAATTCAGTAACGCATCTCAGATGGAAGAGTTCTTAGAGGATGGTATCGCCATACTTGATGAAGTTACTAAGAATAGAGTTGATTACTTCAATACTCGTCATATGAACTTAGTAGCTATTGAATTACCAATATACCAAAAAGCAATGGAATCTCACAATGTTTATATGAGGGGGTTCTTAGATTTGGTATTCGAAGATACATACGAAAACAAACTACAGATTTGGGATATCAAAACATCTACGATGGGTTGGAACAAATGGCAGAAAGCTGATAAAACTAAAACAGCACAATTGGTGTTGTATAAGAAGTTCTTATCAGAACAATTCGGATATCCATTAGATAGAATTAGTACAAAGTATTTTATAGTAAAACGTAAGTTGATGGAAGGAATGATGTTTGCTCAGAAGAGAGTTCAAACATTCGAACCCGCAAACGGTAAACCGACACTAAATAAGATTACTAAGAGTTTTGAGGATTTCGTTAGAAATTCGTTCAATGAGGATGGTTCATATAGAACCAAATCGGAGTATCCTGCTATGGCAGGTAAGAACGGAAAATCATGCAAATACTGTCCATTTAAAACTGACTACGAAAAGTGTCCGAAGGAGAATAGACATCGAGTTTAACAATAATTAAAAATTAAAATATGAAAAAGTTAATATTATTAACAATACCCGTTATATTTGGATTAGGTAGTACAAACCCTCATATGGTGGAATCAGCAGATACATTAGAACTAACAAACGTTGAAATGAAGTTAGTTGAACCTGTATTTGTAACCCCAATATATACCTTAGATGTTGAATCATTAATTGAAGCGATGATTTGGGTTGAAAGTAGAGGAAATGATTCCGCATATTGCAAAAGAGAAGAAGCGGTAGGGTGTTTACAAATACGACCTATTATGTTACGGGAATGTAATCGTATATTAGGTATTCAGAAATCTGAATTAGAATACGCATTAGAGGATAGGTGGAGTAGAGAGAAGTCGATTGAAATATTTCATATCGTAAATAGTTATCACAACAAAAATAATACATATGAAGCAATCGCACGGTCGTGGAATGGTGGGCCACAATGGATTAAAAAAAGTAATACAAAAAAATATTGGAGAAAAGTTAACCATCAACTCAAAAAACTCAAAAAAGAAAATGAATATAGTTCTAATAGGTTCGCCCAGCTATGAAAACATCAGAAAGCTTAGAGATTTCCTGTTTACTATAAAGCAGAGGTTAGGTACGGATGTTAATATCATTACGCGGGGGAATAAAGATGGATGTGAAAAGTACATTCGGAAATATGCAATTGAGTTTGGATTCCGATATACTGAATACAACCCAGCAAGTACCAACAGAAATCTATATAGTGGAATGAGTAAGGAGTATTATGATAAACCATTTCATCCTACACAAACATTACATCAGTATGATTGTATTGTAAAGCACGCTGATAAAATGTTTTACTTTGGTGGTATAAAGCCATCCGAACAAAAGCACTTGGAGAGATTATTAAATAGATATAATAAAAAAGTAATGTATTTGGATTGATTAATTTCAATTACATATTTATAGTAAACATATAAAAACAAGTTATAAAACAATGAGTACAGAAAAAAAGAAACGCAAGATATTATTGCTATCAGATGATATGAGACTCCATAGTGGAATCGCTACAATGTCGAAGGAGATGGTTCTACATACAGTACACAAATACGATTGGATTCAAGTCGGAGCAGCTGTTAAACATCCTGATGCAGGAAAACTATTTGATGTATCAGATTCAGTAGCAGCAGAAAGTGGTGTTAAGGATGCTAGTGTAAAGATTATCCCATTTAGTGGATATGGTAATCAAGAACTACTTAGACAATTAATAGCATCAGAACGACCCGATGCTATATTACACTTTACAGACCCGAGGTTTTGGGAGTGGTTGTATGCTATGGAAGATGAAGTTCGTAGACACTGCCCTATTATGTATTATAATATATGGGATGATTTACCAGACCCACAATGGAACGCTCCGTTCTATGCAAGTTGTGATTTACTAATGGGTATTTCAAAACAAACGTATGGTATTAACCATAGGGTATTAGAAAAGTTTGGTGAGAAGTATGAAGATTGGCAGATAAAGTATGTACCACATGGTGTATCAGAAAAGTTCAAACCAATTCCAAAAGATTCAGTTGATTTCGGTAAAGTAACTGAATTAAAAAAGAAGCTGAATATTTCAGATAAGAAGTTCGTTGTGTTATATAACAATAGAAACATCCGTAGAAAGAACCCAGGTGATGTAATATTAGCATATAAAGAAATGTGTGATAGCATGACCGTTGATGAAGCTAAGGATTGTGTTTTATTATTACATACAACACCCATCGACTCTAATGGTACAGATATCCCTGCAGTAATTAAGGAATTATGTTCTGATTATGATGTGGTATTTACAAACGCTCAGTTCTCAACTGATGAATTGAATGTATTATACAATATTGCTGATGTTACACTTAATATGGCATCCAATGAAGGATTCGGATTAGCAACTTGTGAATCAATGAAAGCAGGTACACCTATTATAGTTAATGTAACAGGTGGTATGCAAGACCATTGTGGATTTACCAAAGATGGTAAGTTCATATCAGCTGATGATTATATAGAATTAGGGTCACTCCACAACCACAAAAAACTTCCAGAGAATTTAGGATGGGGTAGATGGGTAAAGCCAATATGGCCTACAAATCGTTCATTACAAGGTTCTCCTATGACACCTTATATATTTGATGATAGGTGTTCATACGAAGATGCTGGTAAAGCATTAAAGCAATGGTATGATATGAGTGAAGAGACTCGTATCGAATGTGGATTAGAAGGTTCGGAGTTCGCAAATTCAGAAGAAAGTGGAATGAGTGCAAGAAATATGGGAGCGAGATTTATCGATTCCATTGAAGGTACATTTAAAAATTGGTCACCAAGAAACGAAATAAATTTATGGAAAATATAAAGAAGTTATGTGTAGTAAGTGCGCCCGTTGCAACCCGAAGTGGTTATGGTGCACGTAGTAGAGATTTTGTAAGAGGTCTTATCAAATCAAAACCAGATTGGGATATTAAAATCCTTTCTCAGAGATGGGGAGCAACTCCAATGGATGCACTTAAAGAAGGTGAAGATAGTGATTTATTAAATAGAATCATATTGGAGAAAATGGATACTAAACCAAATGTATGGATTCAAATTACTGTACCAAATGAGTTTCAATCAGTTGGTGATTATAACATTGGTGTTACTGCAGGTGTAGAAACAACAGTTATGCCACCTGAATGTTTAGAGGGTATTAATCGTATGGATTTAACATTAGTATCATCCAATTTTACTAAGGAGGTAATAATGAGTTCTACCTTTGATAAGAAGGATAAAGATTCAGGTCAACAAATAGGCCAGTTGAAGCTTGAAAAGCCGGTTGAGGTTCTATTTGAAGGTATCGATTTGGATATCTACAATGAAAAAGCAGCAACTGAACCTAGAATTGATAATGTTCTCAAAGATGTTACAGAGGAATTTGCGTTCCTATTTGTAGGACATTGGTTAAAGGGTGAATTCTTACAAGATAGAAAGAATGTAAGTGGTTTAATTTGGACATTCTTAAATCAGTTCAAAAATAAAAACAAAGTACCAGCATTAATTCTAAAAACATCATCAGGTTCTACTTCATTAGTAGATAGGGTTCATATTAAACAACAGATTGAACACATAAAGAATCATGTAAGAAAAGAAACGGGTGCAAAGAAATTACCTAATATATACCTACTACATTCAGATTTAACAGATGCGGAAATGAACGCATTATACAATCACCCAAAAGTTAAAGCCCATACTTCTTTTACGAGAGGTGAAGGATTTGGAAGACCTTTATTAGAAGCTACTATTAGTGGTAAACCAATGGTTGTTAGTGGTTGGAGTGGTCATATGGACTTTATGCAACCAACATTTGTTAATGTAATTAGTGGTAAGTTAGACAACGTTCATAATACAGCTGCTGATAAGTTCCTTCTTAAAGAAGGGCAGTGGTTCACAATTGATTATAGTGCCGCTGGTTCATATATGGAAGGTATTTTCAAAAATTACAAAACACATTTGGAATTATCAAGAAAACATCGTAAGTTTACAAAAGATAACTTTTCATTTGATAAGATGGTTGAATTAATGGGTACTCTAATAGATGAAACTAAGGTTGCCTCTAAACCACAGACTGTTGGTTTACAGTTACCTAAGTTGAAAAAAGTAGGAAGTACTACGGAGACACCTAAGTTAACCCTACCTACATTGAAAAGAGCTAAATAATGCCTGATTATTACAATACACATCTAAGAAAAACATCAGACCCTACTCTAATTAACAAAACCAAATTAGAGAGGGGAATGGTTGTTAAAATGAAATACAAAAAAGATAAGGAAACTAAACTTTATATAGTGTTTGTATTACAACCCAAATGGCCAAATACAACAGATGGTAAGTTACATGGATTATCATTCTCAGTAATACCTCCAAATAAGGTCAAAGAAATTTCAGAACTGTATGATGAGGTTATATCATCTTCGAAAAAGGTGAAACGATTGGATTTAGCTAAGATTCAAATCAATGAAGCATCTAAAGTGTTTTATACATCAGAAATCAAAACTGAAAAACAATTAAGAGCTGGTTATAGAACATTTGATTTAAAGAAAATACAATCAGTTATGGCAGTTAACTATGATTGGGGTAAATATGATAAGATACCATCAGCAGCTCAACGTAGAATTGATGAACAAAAAAAGTTAGATGATGAAGATTAGTTATGCAATACCCGTTTGTAATGAGTTAAATGAAATTAAAAGATTAATTCCCTTTTTACTACAAACCAAACAACCTGATGATGAGGTTGTTGTACTATTTGATTCAATTAATGGGTCTGATGGGGTTAGGGATTACCTTATGAGTGCTAGTGAGTATGGTGAATTTAAATGGTATGATTATCCATTCGATGGGCACTTTGGTAATATGAAAAATAAACTAACTACTCATTGTAGTGGTGATTATATATTTCAGATTGATGCAGATGAAATTCCAAATGAATCATTCATGCTTAACATTCATGCAATACTTGAAGAGAATGATGTTGATGTTGTTTTAGTACCGAGAGTTAATACAGTAGAAGGTTTAACTGATGAGCATATCCAAAAATGGGGATGGAACGTAGATGAAAAAGGATGGGTACAGTTTCCCGATTATCAATGGAGGATTTATAAGAACAACGAATCAATCAGATGGCAAAATAAAGTACATGAAACTTTAATAGGATATAACACCATTTCTAATTTACCTTCAATAGAAGAGTTAGCATTATATCACCCAAAGACAATTGATAGACAAGAAAAACAAAACGCATACTACGATACCTTATGATATTTTGGAGAACGTATAACAACAAAGTACACTCAATTGAAGAAACTAACAAATTAGGATTCCCAATTGATAATGCATCATATATACCTGATGAGTATTTAGAAAAAGGTGAATTTGTAATTTTAAGGACAGCATTTGGAGTGGGTGATTGGGGAATAATATCAGCATTCCCTCGAAAACTTAAAGAGAAGTATCCTGATTGTAAGGTTTTAATACCATCACCAACATTACTAAGAAGTATGTTTGGTGAGCTAGAGAAAAATTGGAGCTCTTGGAGTGACCCATTTAAAGTAGTTAATACTATATTTGATAACAATCCTTATGTTGATGGGTTTATTGATTCATTTGAAGAAGATGTGTTCAATGACCACTATCGTATATATGGTAATACAGATGTACCATTGATGGAAGAAATTTTACGATTTTGGCAGTTTGATAATTTTGATAATATTGAGCCGGAATTACATTGGTCTAAAGAAGAACTAGAACTCGGTGATAAAATCATTAAGGAACATTGTAATGGTGAATTCGGAACTCTCCTTATATCAAACAGATTTGATGGTATTGGTATTAAGAAAATTCAGAAAGTGGTTAGTGATTATAACTTACCAATGTTTTATTGGACTAAATCACCTGAAATTGATGGGTTGGAATTTACAAAAGCTTTGGATATGAGACATATAGATACTCGTATTCAACTATACATTAAAAGTAAAGCAAAGTTCAATGTAGGTAATCAGACTGGTGTTAATGATACAATAGCAAACTATACACCAACATTAACCGTAGCTCGACCTAATATTGGGTCTAATATAATCCGTAGTCAGATTTATTTATGAAAATAGTAGTTTATACCGCAATCATTGGTGGATATGATACATTAACCGAACCATTAGTAACACCTGATGGGGTTGATTTCATATGCTTTACTGATAGGGATATTAAAAGTGATGTATGGGAAATTCGAAAGGTTTTACCTTTATATGAAGATAATACCCGAACTGCCAGAAAATATAAAATATTACCTCATAGATTTTTACCTGAGTATGATATATCAATTTGGGCCGATGGGAACGAAACGATAGTAGGTGACGTTAATAAACTTTTAGAAAAGTTCCTTACTGATAAGAATATGGCTGTTTATAATCATATGAGTTGTTGGGATAAGCGGGATTGTGTATATAAAGAAGCTCAGGCTATATTTGATTTAGGTAATAACAATAATAATTGGAAAGATTCCCCATCTATAATTCAGAAACAAATAAAACGATATACGGATGATGGGTATCCTTTAAACAATGGATTAATAGTTAGTGGGGTAGTTCTTAGAAAGCATAATGAAGGTGATATTATAAAATGTATGGAACTATGGTGGGAAGAACTTAAATATGGTAGCAAAAGAGACCAGCTGAGTTTTAATTATTCTGCTTGGAAATGTAATACTCACTTTAATTGGATTAACCAAGATATCAGAAATGATGGTTATGTCTTAGAAGTTAAACACAATCACCAAAAATGAAAATAGCAATACATCAACCGAACTTTTTACCTTGGTATCCGTTTTTTCAAAAAGTTGAAGAAGTGGATAGGTTTATTATATTAGGTAATCCACAATTTGAAAAAAATGGGTTTCAAAACCGTTTCAATCTAAATGAGAAATGGCATACGATGAGCACCAAAAAGGGATTAGACCCTATTAATACAAAGATATATTTAAATCCTTTAAAAGATTGGAATAAAATTAAATTAAACTTACCGGAATATAAAGATATTTTAGATAAGTTGGATGAGTGTATTAGTGATAATCTGTTTACAACCAATTCTAAAATAATAGAAAAACTTACAGAAATGTTAGGGTATAACACAGAGATATTATACGATTATCCAACTGATTTAAAATCAACTGAGCGGTTAGTGGATATCTGCTTACATTATGGGGCTACTGAATACCTTTCGGGTATTAGTGGTAAGAAATATTTAGATTTGAATTTGTTTGAATCTAATGGAATTAAGGTAAAGTTCCAAGAAACATCAACAAAAATACATACATTAAAATTATTAAGTAATGAGTAGAAAAACATTTAGATTCGATGATATATGTTCAAACGCTGATATGAAACTTCATATTGATATAGCAGAACATATTAAAAAAGAAATCCCATCAGCGGATGTAATATTCTGTGTATCACCATTGGTGCATGATATGAGTTCAGAGATTGGTAAAACAAAACAACGAATATTTCCACAGATATTAAACGCACATAGTGATTATAGGAAATTTTATCAAGTAGATAACTGTGGTATCCCCACATTTCCAGAGTGGATAAGTAGAGCTGGGCATGGGTTAATACACGTCGACCATAGATTATTAACTAAAGAAACACAAGAACTTAGTATCCTAACCAGTTGTAGTTTATCTAAATCTACTACATTCGTACCACCATTTAATAAATGGAATGCACATACTGATGCAATTTGTAATGAGCATGGTATAAAGTTAGTAAAATTTGAAGATGGGTGGTTATGTTGTGAATATAACGAATACAATCCTAAGAATAATCTATGGTATATACATGCTAGAGAATTTACATTAGAAAGTTTTAAAAATTGGTTAGGGTGAAACGTATATTACTTATAACATCCCAATATAGGGTAGGTGAGCGAATATATCCAATAATACCACATCTTGCAACGGAGTATGATGTCGACTTACTAAAAGTATATCAAATGGCTGATAATCATAAGTGGGTTGGTGATGTTGATATGAGGGGTGTATTTAATAAAAAATATTCAGAGTACTTTCAGAATATATATCAACATAAATGTGATGTATCAAATTACGACCTCATCATATCCGATGATAATAGGGATAGTAAAAAGACTAATCTAAGAGATGTATATTCTAAAAAGAACTGTAATCTTATAGCATTTGGACATGGTAACACCGAAGAACCCTACTTCAAACGAGGATATAAGATTGTATTTGATAAATGTATGGTGTTCGGTAAAAAGGATACTATACATACAGATTGCATAGCTAGTGGTATTCCATGTAATGATAATCTTATTAACTATAAGAATCTTCCCAAAAAACATATATTGGTTATAGTTAACTTTTTAGGTAATAGGAATGCACCATTTCAAAAATTCAATGAGGATTTTTTCAAAAAGATTGATATATTAAATATACAAAAGTACTTTAATCTTCCTGTAATTATAAAATTAAAGAGTCGGGCTGATGAGGGTGGTTATTCCCAAAATACATCATACCTACATAAGATTTTACCAGATGAGTTAGATTATAAAATAGTAATCGATACCGTTGATGATAATAAACTAATAGCGGAGAGTAAGTGTGTTATTTCAGCACCATCAACTTTTGCGTTTAAACCAATACAGCTTGGAATACCTACTGTTTTAATAAAAAGATATGGCCAGGATGGTAGTTTTTCTGATTACGATTCTTTATTTGATATTAATACAAATATATTACCACATTTATCAAATGATGTAAAGCATACCGATTGGATATTAAATTCAATAGAAGGTGGTTTGATGTTTAATAGTACAGATATTGTAGTTAACATTTTAAAAGAATTAATCCGAAATTAATTAGGTTATATGGGAAATAATTAGTATATTTGTGTAAACAATAGGTATAAATAATGAAAGAAAACATAATTGTATATGTGTCATCTAGAAACAACTATGATATGGTTGAAGGGGCTGTTCTAAAAAATATTAAATTAGATGGTTACGAATTTATCAATGTGGATGATGGTAGTTGTGATGAAGAGGTAGCTAAAGGGATAGAACAATCAAAAAGGATTGGGTTCACATTCCTACAGAATAAGAAGCGTGGTGTACAGTATGCAACTCAAACCGTAATTGATTGGGTAAATGAAAATAGACCTAACTGTAAGTACATAGTTTGTTTTCAGCACGATAATTACCCAATAAGTGATAACTTCTTTGATTCAATGAATACACAAATTAAATCATTGGAAAATGAAAACGTAGGATTGATTGGATTTAATGTTTTAGATAAGGGTAGTTATACCGGCAATTCGTTAAAACGATACTATAACTCAGAACCCAATGTTAAGGGGATGATAGGTATGTGCCATTTAACTGTAATGGATAATCGTAAGAGGTGGTTATGTCCTACACGTCAACCAAACCTAATTAAGCATGAGGGGTTCAACACTCCGTTTTCAATTGAATTCCCAATGTGGGCTGCAATCGGTATTAATGTAAAAGCATGGAATGATGTAATAGAGCCAACGGAGGATTACCAATTTCACTTATGGGCTCCAGATATAGCATTCCAATTCAATTTTAAAAATTATATGTCGGTTATTCTACCAAATTTATATTGTATGAATGACCAGAATTTGAAGAACAATTTTGGGATACATGAGAATAGCGCCCATAGTGCTAAAGCTGGTAATGAATTCCATTTCGGAGAATACGGACCTCATTTAACTAATTTCAAAAAGAGATGGGGGTGGGATTACGAAAATGTAAAAGGGACGTTCCCAAAAGTAAAAGATAAGTACGTTGGTACTTTAATAGAACAATATTATATGCACGATATAAATAAAGGACCATTATGGAAACTATGATTATGAGTAGATTTTTACATATAGTTGGAACACGCCCCAACTTTATAAAAGCTTGGCCTGTTATTGTAGAACTAAATAAATTAGGTTATACTAATGAGGTTTTAAATACAGGCCAACATTATGATAAGAATATGACAGATGATATTCTGAATGATATTGGTATGTATACCCCACATTATAATATTAATAGAGGTAATGTTGCAGAAATGATTAATGGGATTACACCTATTATGGAGTACAATTATGATGCTATCTTTATTTATGGAGATGTTGATTCCAGCTTAGCTGGGGCAATCGCAGCTCATTCAAAAAAAATAGATATAATTCACGTTGAATCGGGACTAAGGAGTGGTGATTTACAAATGCCTGAAGAAGTTAATAGGAGAGTAATTGATATACTATCTAAATGGAAATTTACAACAGAGATTGATGGGGTACATAATCTAATAGATGAGGGGTTATCAGAAAACACCAAGTTGATTGGGAACACAGCTATCGATACGTTAAAGAAGTTACCTTTACATAAAGTAAATACGGATAATTTCGGAGGCATATTACTAACACTCCACCGACCTTTCAATGTTGATAATTGCCCCAACCTCACAGAAATTCTTTTGGAAGTTGATTCATTAGGATTGGATGTTATATTCCCAATACACCCCAGAACCAGAGAAAACATAATAGGTCATTATAATAATATTACATTAGTTGAACCAATGGGTTATAAAAAATTCATGTCAACCTTAGTAAATTCTGATTTTGTAATAAGTGATTCAGGTGGTATACAATGTGAATGTGCTTCATTGAATGTTCCGTTATTCATACTAAGACCAAGCACAGAGCATAAATCAGTATTAAAACATAACAAAGCAAAGTTAATTAACACAGATGATATTACTCTCAAAAAATTAACCGATTTCATAGAGAATGAGTATAACCATAACTCAGTAAATACTTTATGGGATGGTAAAGCAGCAGAGAGATTAGCATTTGAAATAAGTAAAATATATGAGTAAGATATTAGTTACAGGTTGTGCAGGCCTGATTGGAAATCACGTAGTAGAAATCCTTTTAGATAAAGGTTACGATGTAATCGGAGTAGATGATTTGAGTTATGGTTCGAATATGATGAATCACCCAAAGTTCAAATTTGTAGAAAGTAAAGTGCAAAGAGTTTCATTAAAACAGTTGATAAATACGGATGAGTTGGATGTAGTATTCCATTTAGCAACTCTAAAAAAACCATTTAATGGAGTTAAGTGTAACTCATCAGATGTAATGTTAAATAGCGTTACAATGGCTCAAACTATTAAATCCATATGTAAATCGACTGGAGCATTTCTCATATTCAGTAGTACATCAGATGTATATTCAAACTCAAGTACATTTAAAGAAACCGATAGATTAACGATTGGACCTCCTACCATTAGAAGATATAGTTATGCGATGACCAAATTATGGGAAGAGCAATATTATATGGACTTATTTAAAGAAGGTTACATCAATGGTTCGATTGCTAGAATATTTGGATGCACCAGTCCAAAAGCTGTAAAAGGTTGGAGTGGTGGACATATCCCATTATTTTTAGATAAAGCAATGAAAGGTGAGGATATTGTTATACATGGTGATGGTACTCAAACGAGAAGTATAGCTCACGCCGAAACCATCGCTGCAGGATTAATTAGAATGTATGAGATGAAGCAAGTTTCAACTAAAGAAATATTTAATTTAGGTTCTGATAAACAGGCCTCAGTAAGAACGGCAGCGGAACTAATTAAAACAATAACAAATAGTAAATCAGAAATAAAACACATAAGTACTAAAGAGGCTTTTGGTGATTATCCTGAAATAGAATATAGATTCGCAGATACCAAAAAAGCACGTAAGATTTTAGGTGTTACATTTGATGATAATTTGGATGATATAATAACAGAAATGTACAACGAATGGAAAATAGAAAAATAGTAGTAAAATTAATAGCAAACTAAGAGTTATGAAAATAAAAAATATCCACAACGCATTTACAGTAGTAAATGTAAACAATCATAAAATAATATGTGACCCTTGGATATCAGAAGGAATATTTGATGGGACTTGGGGTAAATTCCCTTATGTTAAAAACATAGAACAATATATAAAAGATACAACCCATTGTTTTATATCACATGTACACCAAGACCACATGGATTTAGAAGCTATAAAGCTTATGGGTAAATCTACTAAATTTTACATCCCAAACATATACCCAAACCATGTTATAACCAATATATTAAATAATTTAGGATTTGAATACATAAAGATGTTAGACCCATTAGTAAAAACCGAAATAGAACCTGGATTATATTTTAGTATAATACCACCAATGAATGGGGGTGGTTTGGTTATGGATAAAACAGATGAAGAGGGAACATTAGCACATTTATCTGTTGATGCTGGGTTAGTTATAGAGGATAAAGATGCAAAAGTAGTATTATTATCTGATAATGGACCTTATAAATTAAATAAAGAGTTAACGAAGGTGATGGGTGGTGCAGATTTATTAGCATTTCCTTTTAATGGTGTAGCCGATAATTACCCGGTATGTTTTAATAATATGACTTTAAAAGAAAAACAAAACGCTTCTTTAAGAAGGCAATCAAATAGAAAAACACTTCAATCTGAAACTTTTAAAACATTACAACCCAAAAATCTTATGCCATATTCATCTGATATTGTTATAATAGGACCAAGAGCAAAGGATTTTGCTAACGTACATCCTATTGAGTATGTAGATAGGGAATTGGTATCAAAAATATATGAAGAATCAACAAATATACCAACACATGCGGTATGTTACAATAATAATATAATGATAGAAAATCATAATATGGTTATAGAGGGGGATTATATTGAACATGATTTTAAATCATATGCATATTCTAAATACTCTAATGATATTAACCCCATTATATCACACCCTTCTATAGATAAAGAAACATTAATGCATAATTTTAAATTAGCATGTGATAATATGTTTTCTATGATGGGAAAGTTAAATCTAAAATCAGAATGGGTATTATGCTTTAATATTGAAGATTTAAATATTAGTTTTAGTGTAAATCTAAAAACAAAAACATTAAAATTTAACAAAACGCAACCACCATCATTTCTATCTCTTTCTTATATTAATGAAAAAGTTCAAACACTAACAATCACATCAGGGTATTTAGATAAGCATTTTTTGTTTTATCACCATTGGAATAATTCTATTATATCACATAATTTAAATTGGCATAGAACTATAGATGAATATTGTGGGGGGATGGAAAGTGCACTAAACTTCTTACACTTAAACACTAAAGATAGATAATGGGAAATAAAAAAATAGCAGTTATAACGCCAGTATCTCATCTTGATGGTGTAGTAGAATTACTTTTAACTAAAGGTACATTATTTGTATTTGAAGAAGCAACAAAAGTTAGGGTTAGAGAATTATTACTAACACATGATATTGATACTATTATATGTAACCCTAACCAACAGACATATAAAATAGATAAAGAATTACTAGATGGGACTAATGTTAATCTAATTAATACCTGTTCCACAGGTATGAATCATATTGATGTTGAATATTGTGAATCTATTGGAATCAAAATATATTCTCTTACCAAAGATTATGAATTAATTAATCAACTACCATCCACATCAGAACTTGCGTTCGGATTGTTGTTGGACTTAATGCGAAACATCACAAAATCAAACAACGTTACAAAACGTGATGAGAGTTGGGATTACTTACCATTCATAGGCCAACAGATGAAAGATTATAGAATTGGTATTGTTGGTTATGGTAGACTTGGTAAGATGATGGCTAAGTATTGTAGGGCATTTGATGCTATTGTGGATATATACGACCCATATTCAAATGAATCGACTGTTGATACCTTAGAAGAGTTATTTGATAAGTGTGATGCTGTATCACTTCATGTTCACGTTACTGATGAAACTAAGTATATGATTGATTATAACTTACTTTCCCGTAATGTTAAGTTCTTAGTAAATACAGCACGTGGTGAAATTGTAGAAGAATCTGATGTTGTTAAAGCATTAAAGGAATCTAAGTTATTAGGTTACGGTACGGATGTAATTGAAGATGAATTTGGTGATATTAAAAATTCACCTCTGTTTTATTTGGAAAATTCAAATTTAAATTGTATATTTACACCTCACATTGGTGGTATGACCATACAAGGACAAACAAAAGCCTACAAATGGGCCATTAATAAACTGTAAAAACTATGAAAGTATTAACAATTATACCGGCTAAGTTAGATTCGACTAGGTTAGAGAAAAAGAATATTCGTAAGATTAACGGAAAAACATTAGTGGAACATTCAATTGAATATGCAAAGAACAGTAAGCATGATGTAGATATCATAGTTTCATCAGAATCAGATGAGGTTAAAGAAACCGTTTTACCACATGATGTTATATTTCATAATAGAAAACAAGAACTATGTGGGGATACAGAAGTAGTAGATGTATATTTAGATGTTGTAAATAACGTAGTTAAAGATTATGATTTAGTAGTAGCGTTACAGCCTGATAATCCTAACAGGTCACATACTTTAGATGAGTGTATTAATTATATGTTGGATAACAATTACGATGATTTGATTACAGTAAATCCAAATTATAAACGAAGTGGTTCAGTTCGTATTTTTAAATATAAATATTTAAAAAATGGTGAAGTGAGTAAACGGCTTGGGTGTATAAAGGATTCTGCTATTGATATTCATTATGAAGATGATTTAAATAAAACAAAAACTAAAATGGCAAGTAATGATTAAAGTAATAGCAGAGATAGGTTGGAATCATTGTGGTGATATGAACCTTGCAAAAGAAATGATTTTAGCCGCTAAAGAAAGTGGTGCAACATACGCAAAATTCCAAAGTTGGTCAGTAAGCAAATTAAAAGCTGGTGATTGGGATTCTGATGGTAGACGTGAAATATATAAAAAAGCAGAGCTAACAAAAGAACGTCATTTGGAACTGATAGATTACTGTAAAAAAGTGGATATCACATTTCTATCAAGTGTATTCAGTATTAGAGATGCTGAGTTATTAGTAGAGTTAGGTGTTAGGGAAGTTAAAATCCCAAGCTTTGAATCTAGGAATCATAAACTTATAAGATTCTGCGATGATAATTTTGATGTGGTTTTCATGTCAACTGGGACTTCTAATTTAGACGAAATCGCCGAAAGTGTTAAGAATATTAAAAAATCAAACTTATATTTACTACACTGCGTTTCAACTTATCCATGTGACCCATCAATGGCTAACATACTTCGTATGAATAGCTTGAAACTATTAGGATGTTCAAAAGGTGAAAGTCGACCTAAAATTGGATATTCAGACCATATTCAAGGTGTTGAATCCGCAAAAGTTGCAATTGGGGAAGGTGCAGAAGTTATAGAGAAGCACTTTACAACTGATAATGATTTACCAGGTAGAGATAATAAGTTTGCAATACTACCACATGAAATGAAAGATTTAACCGATTACATTACTATGCGAGATGAAATGTTTATATCACATGGTACGGGATATCAAAGTAGTGAATCAGATTCAAGAACTAATTACGCTGGTAGGTTTGATGTATAATTTTAAAAAAGAAAATTAATATGGTTAGTATTATACTTAGAAATAAAAATGAATCCGAATATATAGGATTTACATTACAATCGATATGTGATTACCTGCCTGATGCGGAGGTAATCGTTATGGATAATAACTCAACTGATGATTCATTAAGTGTGGTTTCTCTATTTAATGATAGGTTAAGTATATCAGTAATTAATATAAATAATTACACTCCAGGAAAATCAATTAATGATGCAGTTAAGATATGTTCCAATGAAACTATATTAGTACTATCAGCACATTCTCAAATTACAGATATGGATTTGCCATATGTAGTTAAAGAACTAAAAACACATGCTGCTGTATTTGGAAATCAAACACCAATTTATCGTGGTAAGAAGATTTCTAAACGATATATATGGTCGCATTTTACAACTTCCTCTAAAGTAAATATGTGGTCGGAGATTGAAGATAGACCTTTTTTACATAACGCATTTTGTTTTTATAACAAAGCGGATTTGGTTAATAAACCATTCGATGAGAATTATTCAACTAAAGAAGATAGATATTGGGCAGCTGATATTTTATCAATTAAAAAATCATATTTATATACACCGGTGATAGGAGTGAACCATTATTATACTAACAATGGTGCAACTTGGAAAGGTATCGGTTAAAATTATTATAATGAAAATATTAGTTACAGGCGGTGCAGGTTTTGTTGGCACCAATCTTATTAAACGGTTATTAAAAGATGGACATGAAGTCATTTCTATTGATAATTACTCAACAGGTAAACCCGAAAACGAACAAAGTGGTTGTACCTATTTTAATGATGATATAGATAATATAACTAACTACGATAACTACCTATTGAGTAGTGTAGATGTTGTATATCACTTAGCATCAATCGCAAGAATACAACCATCATTTGAACGTCCTGAAGATTACATCCAAACCAATTTTGGAGGGACATATGAAGTAGTTAAGTTCTGTGTTAAGTATAATATTCCATTAGTCTATGCTGGTTCATCATCTAAACACAATGGTAGATTCAAAAACCCATATACATTCTCAAAGGATTTGGGTGAGGATATTATAACATTATATTCAGAACACTTTGGATTAAAAGCATCAATAGCTAGATTTTATAATGTGTACGGACCACATCAATTAACTGAGGGTGGTTACACTACATTAATTGGCAGATGGCTTAATAATATAGAAAACGGAAATGATTGTGTTATCTATGGTGATGGAGAAAAGAGACGTGATTTCACTCACATTGATGATATCGTAGAAGCTCTTATTAGAATACCACAAAAAGATGCTTGGGGGTGTTCATTTGAATTAGGTAGAGGTGTTAATCATTCAGTTAATGAAGTAGCTGATATGTTTGGTATAACACCTACATACGAAGATGATAAGCCTGGTGAAGCACAAACTACATTAAATGATGATATAGTAGCATCTGAGATTTTAGATTGGAAAGCTAGTATCGATTTAAAAGATTACATAAAAACAATAATAAAATGAAGAAAAATATAGTATTTATCCCAGCTATTGATGCCGGTAGAGGTAGGCATAACGCATACCAATACAGTATTTCTTCTTGGAGGAAATGGGCTGAAAAACACAATGCGGAGGTATTGGTATGGGATACCCCATTATATACATGGGAGGATATGACCATTCCTTGGCAGAGATATTATTTATTTAAGATATTGGAACATAACAATATAGATTATGACCAGATTCTAATGGTAGATTCAGATACAGTTGTACATCCAGATACCCCAAACTTCTTTGAATTTACAGAAAGAAAGTATGTTGGTGTATTAGATTTAGGTTGTTGGGAATGGACTGGTAGGTCTATCAGACACTATAAGGATTTATTTAATGGATTTAAGATTGATAGAGGTATATACTTTAATGGTGGGTTTCAGATTGTTAACGAAACGCATAAACCATTCTTTGATAAAGTAATAGAATTTTATAATGAACACAAAGATGTATTAGTAGAAAAGCAAAAGGCTGGACTTGGTACTGACCAAACTGTTATAAACTATTTAGTTCAGACGAGTGGTATTGATTTAAAAATGTTTTCTCCATCATATAACTTACACCACTTAGTTAGTAAAAACTTACTGAACTTCGGTCATTCTTGGTGGGGAGATACACTTGAAAATCTATATGAGCAAGCTTGGGTGTATCACTTTAACGCAATGCCGGCAAATAAGTTAAACAGAGATTCCGATTATTTTATAAAAAGAGCATATACTGAGTTATGGGAAAAATAGCATTCATTTCAGAACTACCATTTAATGGTAAAGTAGACCGAAACCACCCACATATGAGAACCGAGTTTGCACAGTTCTGTGCATTACAAGCGGACCATTATTGTTTCTATGATATAGATGATATTAAAAGTGGATACGACCACATAATATTACTTGTAAGTAAGACGGATTCACTAAGGGATTACCTTTATAAAAAGGGTGATATAGTTGCAGGGCTACGAGTACATGGTAATAAAATTTGGTTTATGCAAGAGTCAAGCGCTCAGATATATCAAACAAAACCACTACATCTACAAATCTGGCATTATAACTTATTACAAGAAGTTGATGGTGTTCTAACTGAGAATACTACTGATTTTAACTATTTTAGGGGTATCATTGGGGATAAAAAAGAAATAAATACCATTCCGACTTTGATTATTCAGGATAATATTGTACATTTAAGGGATAACGTAAAAGAAGAAAAGACAATGGTGGGTGGTAACTTCAATTCATGGTATGGGGGATTTGATTCTTATTTAGTTGCATCTGAATTTGAAACACCTATATCAGTACCTAAAATGCGTAAGGTTGATAATGAACATCAGTTGGTGGAGGTATTACCCCACGTAACATTTAACGAATGGATGGGTATATTATCAAAATATAAATATGCAGTACATATGATGTCAAATGTTACGGCTGGTACGTTTTCACTAAATTGTTCATTTTTTGGAATACCTTGCATTGGGTATGTAGAATCCGATACACAAAGATTAACACAACCGAAGTTATCAGTTGATAGATTTGATTTAGGTAAAGCTGTTAAATTAGCCAAACTATTAAAAAACGATAATGATTTTTACAATGAGTGTTCTAAAGAAGCACTTGATAACTACAACAAACACTTCTCAGAAGAAGTATTTTTAACCCATATGAAAAAAGTTTTAAAATGATAACAAAAAAAGATATTTCGTTTATACAACCCTCAAGGAACAATTTACGCTACTTGAAGTGGTCATACGATTCAATCAGAAAGAATGGTGGACCAGAACCAACTATATGTGTTGCTGATGATTTCAGTAACGATGGAACTTGGGAATGGTGTGAGGATATGATGAAGAAAGACCCAAACTTCAAAGCAATAAGAAATGAAGGGCCGAAACGATTAGGACATACGATTCTATATGATGAGTTAGTTGAGATAGCAGATACTCCAATTGTAGGAATCTACCATGCAGATATGTATCTTTGTCCTGGTGCATTGGAATCTGTATTAGAACATATCAAACCAATGCACGTTGTATCACTTACTAGAATAGAACCACCACTACATCCAGATGGGCCTGAGAAGATTCTATTGGATTTTGGTATAGAGCCTGAAGAGTTTGAAAAGTTAGAAGATGAACTCCTACATCAGATTCCATCATTAAAGCAGGGTAAAACTACGGAAGGTATATTTGCACCTTGGTTCTTATTTAAAGAAGATTTCACATCAATTGGTGGGCATGACCCATTATTTGCACCACAATCAAAAGAAGATACTGATATTTTCAATAGATTTCATTTGAATGGATATAAGTTCGTTCAGACTTGGGATGGGTTTGTATATCATATGACTTGTAGAGGTAGTAGATTTGCAGATGGTGCTAAGAGAAACCCAAATGGTGAAGTGTTTATGAAGAATAGAGAAACGGATGAGTGGTTAACTCAGAACAACCGTTCAAAACGTAACTTCATCAGAAAGTGGGGGCATTTTTGTAAGCATGATTCTTTAATGAAACCAATCGTACCACCAAAGTATGATATTGGATTTAGAGTTTCTAATGTAAATGAGAAAATTCTAAATATGTTAGAACCTTGGTGCAACAATATTAGTGTTGAAACTGGGATGAATAATGAATTAATTAACGAATATATTAAATCAGAACAACCGGATACGGAATTTAATATAGCAGATAAAATAAACAATACAGTTGGAAATGATATTATTGTAAAGTTTGATGCAAATAAATTAACCCAATATTCGTTTCAGCTGATAACAGAGTTCTCATCAATACTTGAGTCATCAGAAATTGAGATAGGTGAGTTCGAATTGGATATCTTCAAATTCACCATCAATAGATTGAAAACTTACGAAAGTGAATTGATAGTATGCTGGTAAACAACCAAAAAATTAAATTGATATAGTTATTTGTATTATGATGTATTATATTCTACTTCCCGATGACGCCGAAGATGGTGTTCAGTACTCAACAAATGTGTTGGGTGAATCCTCATTCAAAAACTTTTGGGCAGACCAGGGGTTCGAAATATTAGTTCGTTTAATCGAAATGTATCCAGATACATTAGACACAGTAAAAATCAAAGATGACCAATCTAAAGAATACTCAATTGAGGATTTTTTGAATATAACATCTAAACTTAATCTTATCAGAAATTAATTATGGGAAAAATACCACTAAACAGAATCAATTTTGATGATTTTGATGATTATGATGATACAGAATACTTAGAATCCAAACGAACCGCAAAACGCAAAGTTAAAAATGAAAAACATACAGAAAACTACGATGAAAGTGACTTTCACGAACCACAAAGGCTGCCTTCCGGTTGGAGAGAGGGTGATAGTTTTATCGGTCTCAGACGAAAAGGAAGAAGTGACACTAGCCGACCCCTTTGACCAACAATGGGTTGTTCCAAAATTATACGTTAATTTAAATTAATACATATTTATATCCAAACAACAATAAAGGATATATAATGAGTTTTACAAGAGAACAATTACAAAAAGCAGTTAAATCAAACGAATACCGATGGTTTGAAGGTGGTGATTACAACTTAAACATAGTAGGTATCAGAAATTCAGATACCGAAGGTAAGGTAACCAACAAATTTGATGATTGGGTTACACTCTCATATAGTGTTAATGGTGAAATGATGTTTCATTGTTTTGATGCAACAACAGACCCTGGTTCACATTGGGAAAAGAACTTGCTAAACAAAGATGGTGTAGCAATATTAGTACCTGGACAATATAGAGGTTCTCATACAATTGGATTACATCAAGGTAAGTATGAAGCACTTAGACAGAAAAGTTCACTTAAAGTTTACAGAGACAAAGATAAAGATGGTGTATATGATTTCTTAGAAGAGAATATCAAAGAAGGTATATATGGAATCAATATCCATAGAGCAACTTCAAGAGTGGGTGGTAAATCAACTCAAATAGATAAATGGTCAGCAGGTTGTCAAGTAATTGCCGCAAACGCAGATTTCAAATTATTTATGGAAGTTGTAAATAAATCAGCAAAACTTTACGGAAATTCATTCACTTATACATTAATTGAAAGTAAAGATATAATATAACAGATAATATGGTATGGTATTAAAAATTCCAACTATTTATTGTTAGAAATAAGTTTTACAAATACGATTAATAATTATAAAAATAAAGATATACTATGCGATAGTAATCTGTGTTTACACAAAGGGGTACTGAGGTGACTGATATGAATGAATTAATGATAGAAATTTTAAGTGGATTGGGTGTATTAGCATCTGGATTTTTTTATACAAAATTCCAAACAACACAAAACCATAAAGAAATTGACCAACTAAAACGTCAAATGCAAGATAATGAAAAAACTGATGCAGCTAGGGATACGGAAATTGCAGTTCTAAAAAGCACAAATGGTGGAATTATGACTCGTTTAGATAAAATGGATATTTTACTTGAAAAGATATTCGATAAATTGAATAAATAATAAAATATAGTTACAGAAGAAGTTAAAATATGATAAAAACAATTTGGAGAAACTTAATGTCATTTAAAAATATATTCAAAGATGATAACGATGTGAATGAAAAGAATGTAATTGGGTTTATGTCGTTTGCTATAATGACTGTATTCGCAGTTGTAGACTTAACAACAGGCTACTTCGGTAAAGACTTAGTAATCAATGAGTTTATATATAACTCATTTGTAATTGTTACATTAGGATGTTTTGGTATTGCCGGAATAGAAAAGTTCGCTAAAAAGTAATAATATGGAGTTAGTGGCAGCATTCCTTACTGGCGTAGTAGGGCCAGCATTATATTTAATCATCAACAAAGTTATAATCAAACGTGCTTCGGTGAAGTGTAAGGTACGAGAGGCTATTGTTGATACTACAATTATTAACAATGAGTTGGAGAAGATTAGAGAAGAGTTTGAAGGGGATAGAGTTTGGATTTCTCAATTCCACAATGGTGGTAACTTTTACCCAACAGGTAAATCAATACAGAAATTCTCAGTATTCTACGAAGTAATGACAAACGGTGTATCATCAGTTGCACATACATTTAGTAACATACCATGTTCTCTGTATCCAAAAACATTCGAAGTTCTTATGGATGGTAAGGGTATATTTATAAATGATTACAAAGACCCAACAATTGCAACATATGGGTTAAAACAAGCTGCTGAAGCAGTTGGTACTAAATCAACATTTATGATACCTTTATTTACATTAGATGGATGTAAATTTATGGGAACGATTGGGTTGGATTATGTTGGTAAAAACCGAAAACTAACCAAAGATGAGTGGGAACACCTTCAGATTAAAGCAGGTAGAATTGCAGGATACTTATCATCATATTTGGGTAAATCATAAAATATATTAATAGTTACAAAACAAGTTAGGAGCGAAATAAAGTAAATAAAACAAGGAATATGTCATGGATGACAGCGTAATATTAATAGTATCCACTTTAGCGGGTGCATTAGGAATCAAAGAAATTTGGAGTATCGTTAAAAAACGAATGGACCAGACACATTCTATAACTGAAAATTCACAATCATACAAAGAAAAACGTATAGAAGAGCTAGAAAATGATTTAAAAGAATCACAATCCACTATATTAGCACTTACCATCAGAGTATCTAAGTTGGAAGAACGTATCTTACATACTGCTAAGAATCGTGTAAAATCAAACAGTACTGAGTAAGTACCATTGATAAAAAATAATTCAATACTTATTAGTATATGAATAGATTAAGAGAATATAGTTGGAAAGATTGGATTAACGTTCCAAAGAACAAAGAATTGTACAATTCTAATATGAATGAAGGATTACGTCAATTTCAATTAGAGAAAAATCGTAGAGATAAATTAACTCAGGTAGCTGTATTTAATCAAAAAGGATTCCAATGAAAAAGTCAAAATTAACAGAGTTATTAGAAGCTCTTTACATCAAGTATGGTAATAAGAATATTACAGAATCATATAAATCTCAGATAGCTCAAATTGTTAAAGAAGAGATAACAAAAGTTAGTACAATACTTAAACTCAAAGAAGATGAACAATTAGACCAAGCATTCAACGATGCAAAGCCTGTTACTGAAGAAAAAGTTTACATTGACTATCTAAATAAGAAAAAGGGATTTAAACAAGATAGGATTAAATTTAAGTCTTATGAAGATGCAGTAAAATGGGCCAATAAGAATTTTGAAAAGTTTAATCCTGATATGATTAAATACGAATCAGTAACAGAGGAAGCTAAAAGAGATTATAAAGATGAGTATAAGAAGTTCCAATCTTCAGACAAATCAAAGAAATACAGAGCAGAACTAAATAAGTACAATAGAGATAAAGGTACTTATGGTAATGGTGATGGTAAAGATGCATCTCACAAAGGTGGTAAGATAGTAGGTTTCGAATCTGAATCTAAGAATAGAGGAAGAGCTGAGAAAAGTAGATTGAAGAAAGAAGAAAAACTTACAGAAAATAAAGCTCGTTTTGTAAGAAATCATATGGAATTTTATCAAATGGAAATTGATAGTCTTAAAGGCCAAATAGCATATTCTCAAGACGCATTGAGACAAAAAGATATAAAAGATTGGGAAAAGAAAGAATTTACATTAGTTTTAAAAGATACTAAACAAAGATTAAAAGATAATCTTAAAGCTTTACAACGAATAAAAAAAGTAAATAATGTCTGAACCAACTCAATCATTTTTATCTAAAAATTGGCATATTCTATTATGGGCAGTCTCAGCAGTCTTTATTGCAGGTGGGTTATTTGCAGAATTTCAATATTTACAATCTGAAATAGAAACTCTTAATCAACGTTTGAATAAAAAGATTGATGTAATAACTCATTTAGATAATAGAGTTGAAAAAATAGAGCATTGGGTAGAATACGAAACTGGTTATAAAGCAGGTATCGGTAGTAAAAGAAAAGGTAAATAATGCCAGTCTATAAGAGAAAAGATATGCCACAAGTGAATACTCAAAAACTGAGTAAAGCTATTGATATTGCAAAATCTAAGGTAAAGGTAACTAAAGGAATGAGTATTGCAGGGAGTCTAAAACCTTCTCAGAAAGAACTCATTAAATCTAAGGTTATTGGTATCTCAAAAAAATACAACAAACCTACTGATATGAAACCTTTAATCATATCTAAGGATAACTACATAGTTGATGGCCATCACAGATGGGGAGCTGCAAAATTCAAATTCGGTAAAGATGCAAAAGTTCCTACATTCACATTACACTTAAAACGAGATGAAGCAATTGAACTTTATAATGATATTGCAAGTTCATTAAATGAAGACATTACGATACCAATTAACGTAGGTGATACCGTATTAGGTGGTAAGTTCAAAAATAAAAGAATCGTTGTTAAATCAATCGGTAAGAACGAAAAAGGTGATATTACAATCAACAACAAACCACTAATGAAATTCAGATTAGTGAATGAAAGTACAGGTGCATCAATACAATGTTCCAACTGTAATCATAGTTGGGATATTATACATAGTGATGATAGACCATACTTTTGTCATAATTGTGGGTATGATGCACAATCACAAAAGATTGATTTAGTTGGATTAGAGGATTGGAAAAAAACACTAAAAGAAAACGTAGCACCTAATCACAATGGTAAATCAGCACCATATGGTAGTGGCTATGATGTGGTGGAAGATGCAATCAACGAAATCCCAATGGGTGATTTACAGAAGATAGATACATTCGCAGATAAGAAACTTAATCCAATGGATGTAGTACTTACAGGTAAACATTTCTTTGACCGATTAAACGACAAAAGAAACGATAAAGAGATATCATCAGCAGAATTGATACGTTTTTTTAAACAACTTTCGAAAAAGAAGAAAGAATTCTTAGGGTTCTTAGACACCTACAATTCGGTAGTTGCAACTGATAATAAAACCAATATCAATATACCTTTTATGAAACAAGCAAATAAAGTGATTGCTAAGACCGTAATGAGAAAGAAAGATTTCAAAACAACTGATAAAAAGTTGGATATTTAATAATAAATTCGTATATTTGTAATGAAGCTACTAAAAGATTTAATAATAGAGGGGATGTACGATAAACTGACGGGTCAGATAAACAAAGATGTATTTAAAACTATAAAGAGTGCTATCAAAGGTAGTGGTACTGAATCTAAACCAAAGAAGTTTAAAGGTTACATGGTTAGAAAAGAACCTATGGGTACAATGCAGGATTTATTTGCAAAAGAAACTCGTAAATTACAAGTTGGTGATTACTCAGATAATATAAGTGGTGTTGATGTTGAGGTAGAACTTAAATTAGCAGTAACAGATGATGGTGTTGAGCCAGGTAAGTTCTTTATTGATGGGTTTGCCGAAGCTGATGAAGATTACCCAACATTGGAAGTGAATATCGGTATCCACCCTAATGATATAAATGGAAGTATTTTCTCAAAGATACAACCAGTACTCAGAGATTTGGTAAGACATGAAATAGAACACCTAACACATGGTAAAGATTCTGCTTCCGAAAAACCTAGTAAAACGATGAGGGGTGATGATGCTATGAGACGTAAAATACAAGACAACCCTAAATTATACTACAAATACTTTTTATTACCAAAAGAGGTAGATGCTAACATACATGGATTATACTCAAAGGCTAAAACAATAAAAAAACCATATCAGAAAGTGGTTGATGATTATTTAGATTCTTTGGTTGATGATGGTGTAATTACAACTAAGAAGAGAACTGAGATTTATAATAAATGGAAAGCCCGTATTCCAAAAATTGGTGGTATTCCTAAATTAAAATGAAGAAAAGTGAATTTATATCAGAGGTATTCAAAGAAGAAATCCAAATGATACGTGAAGGTAAGACTCTTCGTGTGTTTGATTTCGATGATACTTTAGCAACTTCAACATCATACATCTATGTAAAACATAAGGATGGTAAAGAATCCAAATTAGACCCATCAGATTACGCAACTTATAACGAAAAACCTGGTGATGAATTTGATTTCAAAGATTTCAATAGAAAACTAAACAATCCAAAGGTAATCAAAAAGAACTTCAATCTACTTCAGAGAATGTTAGATAACCCACAGAAAAAGGTTACGATTCTAACTGCTCGTAAGTTGGCATTTCCAGTAAGAAAGTATCTAAAGGATACATTTGGGATGGATGTGTATGTAGTTGCACTTGGTAGTAACAATCCTAAAGACAAAGCAGATTGGATTGAAAAGCATATTAAGAAGGGGTACAAATCAATTGCTTTCATGGATGACAGTAAAAAGAATATCCAAGCGGTGGATGCACTCAAATCCAAATACCCCAATGTTCAAATAAAAACCAAATGGGTAACAGAGGGTATCGAAGAAGATGTTCAGAAATATGTTAACAAAATCCTCAAATAATTCACAATAATCAGAGATATGTTAGGATTATTTAAATAAAAGTTGTATATTTGTAGTTAATGAAGTTCACTAAATTTAAAACCATATTTATTATCAAATGAATTACGAAAAGAAAGTAATGCAGAACACCTACGAAATCTTAACAAATGAGGGTTTCGAATGGACTAATGAATTTAGTAACTCAATGAAATTAAAAATGATTGAGTTATTATTAGAGTATTTTACAGATATTGAACACTATGAAAAATGTGCTAAATTGAAACCAATACTCAATAAATTGGAGAATAACAATGAAAATAGTAGTGAAATCATTATCACCGGAAGTAACAACAGTTAAAGAGTGGATAGTATACGTTATGAGTGAAACAGACCAATCAATAGAAGCATCTATATGTGGAATTGATAGTTTAGTTGCAACTATAACAGATTTAGCACTGAAATACAAACTTTAAACATATTTATATATGAAATTATATATTTTAAATGATGATATTAATACATTTGAGCATGTAGTAGATTGCATTCAAAAGTATTTAAATTATCCGTATATGCAAAGTGTATCAATTTCCCACATCGTAAATGATAATGGGGAATGTTTGGTTAAACAGACTGATGATGAAGAGTTGATACAAAATGTATATGAAAATTTAGTTAAAGACGGTTTAAACTTACGAATAGAGAATTAATATGAGCAAATCAAAAGGATTAGGTGATGATATTAAAAAAATAACATCAGCCACTAAATTAGATATAATTGCAGAAAAAATTGCAACAACAATTGGTAAAAAAGACTGTGGTTGCAGTAAACGCCAAGAGAGTCTTAATAAAATGTTCCCATACGGAGATAAGAAATGAATTTAAAAGAATTTATACAAACGGAAATAAAATCACAAATGAGTGAATCCAAAGATATGACATTTGTTGATTATCTTAAAGTGTTAGATGCTAAGTTTTTAGATGCTATGAAAGCAGTTCGTGGAGACAATGGAAGTGATGCTGCAATTACACCAACTAGAGGTGATATACTACAAAACTTTACATTATTCAGAAATTACTTATCTGCTTTAACTAAGAAATATAAAGGTGATAAGACTAAACTTAGATTTATATCAGAACACACTAACAAATTCAATGAAACAATAGAATCGGTAGTTAACGAAGCTAAAAAGAAATTACCAAACTTTAAAAAAATTCCATCGTGGGCTAAGTATGTAGCTCAATCATCTGATGGTGAGTGGACTTGGTATGAAGATACACCAACGATGATAAAATTCAAAGATGGTTCAGGTGGTGCTTGGAAGCAAGATGGTAACCAAACTTATACTGGTGTAAAAACTAATGGTAAGGATTGGGATAAGATACCTACATACTATAATGTAAAGAATGGAGTAATTACCGAATCAATCAACGAAGAACAGATAGATGAGAAAAGTAGATTGAAGAAAGAAGCTTCATTCAGACCAAACTCAGGTACTATGAGTGGTGGAACACATAATCTTGATAATCGCAAATACAAATTAAACAGAGATGTTACTGGTGTTAGAATTGGTGATTATGTTGGAATTACATTACCCAAAGGTACTATTATATATAATATATCAGGTGGGTTATTCGCAGACCATATATCATTAAAAAAATATGCTGACCGTAATAGAATCTATTTTAATAAACCTACATTTAAAGGAATATCAATCACAAGAGAAAAAAGTACTTTAAACTCTATTGAAACAAATAGTAAAATATTAGAATCAATAGTTAACGAAGGTGATGATTTTAATATGGTATCTGCTAAATTTAAAGATGCACTTGATGATGCATCATCACTATCTACAAAATCCGTAAAACTATTAATAAAGAAGTTTAAGGAAGAATCACCTAAAGCTGCAATGGATTATGCAAAGCAGGAATTTGGATGGATGATGAAAGAGGGTAGCTCTAAGTTTAAAGAATCGGTAACAAACGAAGAACAGATAGATGAGAAACTAATCACATTCTCAAACAGAGCACCTTATGGACAGATAGTGTTTATGGCAGGTGGAGCTGGTAGTGGTAAAGGATTCGCAATTGATAACTTCATAGATTCAGCTGGATTCAAAGTAAGAGATGTTGATGATATGAAAAAAGCAGTTGGGAAATTAAACCAATTAGGTAAATTCTCAGTTGATAAGTGGTATAAAAAATATGGTAAGACATTATCAGATAAATCTAAGGGTAATGGGTTATCACCTAAAGCTCACGTTGAAGAGTTTGTATTAGGTAAGGGAATGAGTATTTCAGATATCTCAAAAGATTTAAAGAATCCTAACAATGTAGCATCACTACATTATATCGTAGACTCTATGGGATTAAAAGATAAGTGGTTAATTAATATGTTAAGTGGTAAAACAAACAAAGAAACTTTACCAAACCTATTGTTTGATATTACTGCTAAAAAAGTATCATCAATTACAGATGTTATCAAACCATTAATCGCCAATGGATATGATTCTAAAAACGTTCACCTTATTTGGGTACTTAAAAATTATCATGCAGCAGTTGAAGCTAATAAAGAAAGAGCAAGAGTTGTACCAAGTGATATTTTACTACAAACACATGAAGGTGCTACTAAAACTATGTGGCAAGTTCTAACCCAAATACAACCAAAAGGATTAAATGGTAGAATTGATGTTATTTTAAATAATAATAAATTCACAGCTGCCTTTGTTGATTCAAATGGTAAGGAAATCCAAGTAGAACCTAACCAAATGAACAAACTTAAAAAAGCACAACCAGTTGTTAGTGGATTCAAATCACTTCCTATCAAAAAACAAGGTGGTGGTGTAATTCCTGAAACACAATGGCAAGGTATACTCAAAGGTTGGATTCTATCAAATACACCAAATACAATTGATTTTGAAGAATTAGAAGAACCACCAAAGGATAAAGAGTAATAATTCTTAACATAAATTTAACATTGAAAGCTTGGTAATACCAGGCTTTTTTTGTATATTTACTATAGTAATGAGTGATAAGAAAGAACATATAGTTAAATTGGAAAAGATAACCCTATCTCAACAAGAGATATGGCAAGCAATGCGTTCTAATGTAGAGAAAAATAAGAAAAAATACAATCGTAAAGAAAAACACAAAGACAAAACTTAACAATTTGTTAACATTGAAAGCTTGGTAAATACGGATATTATTCGTATATTAGTAGTGTAATAAGGGTTAGGTATTAACCCAATTGAAAATTAAAAAATAAATAAGTTATGAGTAAGAAAATCAAATTAGTAATCGAAGGTACAGAGTATCAACTTCCAATTTCAGCAGCACGATTGAAAGGGGATTGTAAATGGAATGATGAAACCCACATCTATATGGGTGCAAAAAATACCGCATCAATCATCAAACAATATGTAAAGAAATTCTTTCCAGAAATTAAGGTTTGGAGTAAATCCAATGTATATAGTGGTGGTTCATCAGTTGATGTAAATATATCTAATTCAGATGGTTCGGAAGTCAATTACAATATATACCAACAAATTCAGAGTTTCTCTAATAAGTTCAAAGCAGGTTCGTTCAATGGTATGGAAGATATCTATGAGTATAAGGAAGGTACAATAACTACCGATAACAATACTCCACTAAAATATTTCCCATCTTATGTGTTTTGTAAGAACGCTCCAAAGTGGGGAACTGTTGAGTATTGGATGAATGAATACAGAGAGTTCAAAAATATGACTTCTGAAAATTCAAACTATGATTCTTATATGGCTGCAGTTAATAAAGCTGGTGGCTGGTTGAATATGAACAAAGCCTATATGAGTGATAAAGAATATAGTATGGTAGCAAAAACCTTAACATTAAATTAACATTAGAAATTAGGATAATTCAAATATAATTCGTATATTTACATAGTAAATGAGTGAGATGATAAAGATAAAAAAGAAAATAGTTTACTTCGATATGGATAACACATTGGTTAATTTCCAAAGTGCCATCGACCAACTACCAACGCAAGTTAGAGAGAGTTACAATGGTGAGTTGGATAATGTGCCAGGTATATTCTCAAAAATGAAACCAATTGCTAGAATGGTTGAGTTGTTCAACCAAATGGCTGATGATGAACGTTACGATGTTTATATACTATCCACATCCCCTTGGGATAATCCGACCGCTGCTTCTGATAAAGTTGCATGGGTTAAGAAATACCTTCCACTACATGGATACAAACGATTGATTCTATCTCACCAAAAACACCTTAACATTGGTGATTACCTTATTGATGATAGAACTGCTAATGGGGCAGGGGAGTTCGGTGGTGAACTTATTCAGTATGGTTCATTAAAATTCCCAACTGCAGAAAGTATTAAAACTTACTTAAACGTATAGGATGGATAGATTACCAAATGTAAAGAACGTAAATAAAGCAAAACGGCACAAAAAGAAACACCAATTTAAAATAGGAACCGCTGTTGTATTTAAATGGATGGGTGAACGTGATTACGGACACATATCAGCATTAACATTTGATAAGGGAACTAAAAACGCACAATACTCCATAAAAGCTACGGGTAGAATGGGGTGTGTGTATCATACATTGGAATTAGATGACCCAAACGACCCGTATTGTTATGTATCATCTATATTAACTAAATCTATACCTGATAAGGAACTCCAAAAGATTTCAGACCACAAATTAGGTAAACATTTGATTACAGTAGTTAAACCATCTGTAACTAAAGAGGTGGTTAAAAAGAAGGTGGTTAAGAAAAAGGTAATAAAAAAGGTAGCTAAACCTAAGAAAGAATCTGTTAATAAAACAGAACTTAAAAAAGCAATAAATAAACAAAAGGATTTCTTAAACGGAAAAATAGAGAAAAACTTTTGGTAAATCCAAAAATTAATTGTATATTTGTATTATGAGTTTAACTAAAAGATGGATAGAAGACCAGATGGTGAATAACGGAAAAGAATGGAGCTGGATGGATTCAGCTGAGAAAGCTTATGGTGAGGAATTTGATGATGCAGATGCTACCATAGATGATGATGAGGCTCGTCATTATGAAGAGCAAAAACGTAAAACCACAGATGATAGAAACAATGGTGATGGGTATGTTGATTATACTGAAGACGAATGAAGAATTTATTAATAGGGTTAACCCTTACCTTTATAGGACAGATATTGATATTCTTTCAAACCAATGGTCAATTCTTTATACCTTGGTTTAAAAATCACCCATTCATAATATCGTTAGTAGGTGGTACTATGGTATCATACCTATTCATTACAGGAACAGGTTATACCGTAGAGTATTTCGGTGGAACTGTTTGGGAAAACAGATTATTGGGATTTGGTATGGGTATGATATCATTCTCATTTTTAACTTGGGCTTATTTAGGTGAAGGAATCACCACAAAAACAACAATATCGTTAATGTTAGCATTAACTTTAGTATTAATTCAAATTCTTTGGAAATGACAAATGTTAGTAATGTAAAAAATAGTATAATGAATCAGCAACTTCATATATTAATGTATATAAAGGGTATTGTATATGGTAGTGGTAATATAAATGGAATACCACAATGGCTTGATAGAAGTAAATTATACAAATTAACTGATGAGGCATTCAACACCGATTATCTGTTTACTCAAAGAGATTTTGAATTTTTAGAAAGGTTACACTTAAAATATAAATTTTAATACTTATATACAAACAAAAGAAGTTATGGATAATATATTTAAACAAATGAGTACTATTCTATTTGCCATTATGGTAGTTATAGGAATAATCACAGTAGGTGTGTTTGTATTCGCAGGACCAGCTTGGTACATATGGAATCATATAATAAGTCCAAAGTTCGGTTTACCAATATTTTCTTTTTGGGAAGCATTCTTAACAGTATTAATGATTAAATTGTTAATACAACCGTTTTCATCTTTTAAGAAGATATGAAGAAGGGGGATGTAATGTCATCTGGATTTGTTCTTGGTAGGGGAAGGCAACCAATGAACCTATCAGAAAAGGCTATTAGATATGCGATGAAAAACTCCAAATCTAATTCAGGCGCATCTAGATTCTTAAATATATCATTAACAACTTATGAAAAGTATTCTAAGAGATATATTGATGAGGAAACGGGTAAGACGTTATGGGAAATTCAAAAGAACAAACGTGGGTTAGGTATTAAAAAACCATACAATATAACCAAAGGTAAATATGCTTTAAAGGATATATTAGAAGGTAAGTATCCTGAATATTCAGTACATCAATTGAAACGAAGATTGATGAATAATTCTGATAAAGTAGATTTCCCATGCAAATGTCATAACTGTGGATATGATGAACGTAGAATTACAGATAATAAAATACCATTGGTATTAGACCATATAGATGATAATTGGACAAATCATATAAAAGAGAATATACGATTTTTATGTTATAATTGTTTTCATAATCTAAAGGGTAATATCAGAGGTGGTCAACCACAATGGCGTATTGAACAGGTGGCAAAAGCTAAAGCTACAATAAAGTTAAATAAGAAAAAAGAAGAATCTAATAAGTAAACAATAAAAATAGGAAAAAGTTATGAGTAATGGAAAAGAAATATTTCATGGTAAAGAAAGTAGAGAAAAACTACTTAAAGGTGTAAACCAATTAGCAGATGCAGTAAAAGTAACGTTGGGACCCCGTGGTAGAAATGTTATCATTCAGAGAGATGGTACACCACATATTACAAAGGATGGTGTTACAGTTGCAAAATCAATTGAGTTTTCAGATGCATCCGTTAACTTAGGTGCACAGATTATCAAAGAAGCATCTCAACAAACTGCAGACCATGCAGGTGATGGTACAACAACATCAACTGTATTAGCACAACATATTTTCAATGAAGGTATGAAAGCTGTGGAGAGTGGAGCAAATCCAATTGAATTGTATCGTGGGATGCAGTTGAGTGTAAAAGATATTGTTAAACATCTTGTTGATGATGTTTCATTAGATGTAAAAACAAACGATGCAATTAAAAACATTGCAACTATATCAGCAAACGGCGATAGTGAAATTGGTTCTATTATAGCAGAAGCAATTCATCAAGTTGGTAACGATGGTGTAGTTACAGTAGAAGAAGGTAACTCAAATCAAACAGAGTTAGAGATAGTAGAAGGTTTAGAATTTGATAGAGGGTATTTATCACATTTCTTTATGAACAATCAGGCTAAATTGGCTTGTATGTTAGAAACACCTGATATTTTGTTATACGATGGTACAATCAATCAAATGGATGAAATCGTACCATTATTAGAACGTGCATCTATTAATAACAAAACAATTGTTATAATAGCTCATGATATACAAGGAGAAGCACTTTCTACTATGGTAGTGAATGCAGCTAGAGGTACACTACAATGTTTAGCAGTAAAAGCTCCCGGCTTCGGACAGGAACGTACTGAAATCCTAAAGGATATGGAAGCTCTAACAGGTGCAACAATGATTACATCTGAATTGGGTGTTACATTAGAAGATGTAACAGAAGAACATTTAGGTTCTTGTGATAGAGTTGTATCTGATAAATCTAAAACAGCAATTATTGGTGGGCATGGTGAAACATCAGATATCGATACTCGTATTAAAATGATTAAAACTGAAAAAGAAAAGAGTGATTCAGATTTTGAGAAGGAGAAACTACAAACTAGATTATCCAAATTAGCAGGTGGTGTAGCAGTTATTAGAGTAGGTGCAGAATCGGAAGTTGAATTGAAAGAAAAGAAAGATAGAGTAGATGATGCAATCCTATCAACAAAGGCAGCATTAGAAGAAGGAATCGTAGCAGGTGGTGGAGTTGCACTAATTCATGCTAAGAATCTAATTACCAATTCAGATAATTCATTATCAGAAGATAAACTTAAAGGTATTAATATAGTAGAAACTGCATGTGAATCACCATTCAGAGCAATCGTTGAAAACGCAGGATTATCAGCAGATACATTATTAGATAGATTAAATAGTGTACCAAAAGGAACAAAATTGAACTCAACGATTGGATACAATGTAGTAACAGAGGAATTTACCGATTTAATAATTGCTGGAGTTGTAGACCCAACTAAGGTAACACGAACCGCTATTGAAAAAGCAGTATCTGTGGCTGGTACATTACTTACAACCGAAGCAATGGTTGTAAGTGAGCCTGATATCGATAAATAGTAATTTAACTAATTAATTTTATATACTTATAATAAATGTAAGGATTATATGTTTAGTAATACAATATTTGATAATACTCAGGCCTTTAGCCAAAAGTATCCATTTCAGTATATAAATATTCTCTTCCCATTAAATGAAGAAACTGAACTAACAATACAGTTGTATGATAAAATAATTAGGATGTTGAAGGATGATACAGGTAGTATGTGGGCTATTGATTTGGAATGATAAAGTATTAATTGGTAAAAGAAAATCGAATAATAAATCATATCCTGGAAAGTGGGAATTCCCCGGTGGAAAGGTTGATATGTATGAGAGTTTTTCGGAAGCAGTTAAGCGTGAATGGAAAGAAGAGTTGGATATAGAAGTACAACCAATCCATCAACTTAGAACATTGAACAATGATGATATTGAATTTATACCGTTCATTTTGAAATTAATAAGTGGTAAAGCTAAGATGCTTGAGCACGATGAAATTAGATTTGTGGAGAGGAAGGAATTCCTCTCTATGGATTTAACAAAATTGAGTAAAGAAGCGGGGCTAATATTATTTGGCTCATATGGTATATTTTTAAAAAGGAGTTAGTTTATGTTAAAGAAAGTATTACGAGTATGGTCTGTGATTGTATATAAATTTCGTAAAAAAGCAAAGAAAGAACACATGGTAAAGGATTGGTGGATGGAGATAGGACGACCACATCTAACTAAATATGATTAAGTATAATAACAAATGAAAGAAGTAGGTATTAGATGGGGTGATATGAATAAAGCCCAACAGGAATCAATAATGGTTTTAAAAAATTGGTTACATCAGATGTGGTCTAACGATGATATAAGAGATTATTATAGTTTACATAAATGGTTATCTGAAATCCCCAATAAAAATACATTGGTATCAGCATCCGATTTAACAGTTCTTAAAGAATTGTGGGATGTGTATAGTTCAAGCATAGATACCCAAACAAAAGTTAATTTAAAATAAAAAAACACCATATTTATATAAAAGTAAGGAACACATGGAAGTAATGTTATCACAATATCAGGCAGTTGTATTAAATAGAGCAATTGATATATTTAGTACTAGAAAAATAGGAACAAATACCTTAATAGATGATGCGTATATTTTACAAAAACGGCTTGCCGAATGGGTAGCCGTAAATACACCTAAAACAGGTAATAGTAGTTCAGTTTCTGCTGTAACAGCATCGGCTACATTGGCATTCAATACGGTTATTAATGATAATCGGGCAGTAACAGTACCAGTATATTCAGATGTTGTAGGTAACGACTCGGCAGTAGGTGTTGATATCGTTTCACGAGAAAAATCGGAATTTACAACTGTTAACGTTTCACGAGAATCATCGAACAATACATCTACATTTTAATCTGCTTAACGATTTCTAAATCTAAAAATATAATACCCCAATTTGTATAAATAATAAATACTTTTTGGGTTATTTTTTGCTTAAAAGTTTGGTTTATTGAATAAAAATGTGTATATTTGTTTAAATAAAGTTTAAAAAAGTTATGATAGAAACCGCACTATATAGTTTCGCATCCAATTCTACAAAATCGGAGATATCCCCTAAAGCATTCTTTGGGTTTAATAATGAATCTGATTTTGCATTGAGTTGGGTAACATCAGTTAAATCAGCAAAACTACACTTCAAAAATGTAGTATTGGTAACCGATACTTGGGCTTGGGATAACATATTCTCAAAATTAGATTTACCATTTGATGAGGTTAAATTAACATTAGATTCTATCGATGAAAACACTAATATGTGGGCCATTTCAAAAGCACATGCTATATTAGAAATGAACGAACCATTTTTACATATCGATTCGGATGTTTATATATGGGAATCTTTAGATAAAAAATATCTAATGAGTAATGTTTTGGTTCAAAGTAATGAATCATCAGAATCCGATATACAATCTGATTTTTATAATCATTTGGAACATATCCATACTCTACATTTCAACGGTACAAACGTATATTTAGATAATTCAAATATGAGTGAACGTAATATATATGCTTATAATTGTGGAGTAGTTGGTGGCACAGATGTGGAGTTTTTAAGAAAATGGGCGGGGCAGATGATTGAAACCGCAAATGCAATTGATTCCATTATGCCTTCAATTAATGAGTTAACAAACTCAGGTGATATTATGGTATGGGTTGAACAATCATTACTTATGTTGATGGCTGAACATCATATGGTTGATGTATCTGAATTAGTAGAAAATGGAGTTGAACAATCATACTATACACATTTTTGTGGTAATGTTAAAAGGTCTGTAAATCTTATGAAAGCCCTTAATGTTAAATCAAACACATTATTTGGTGAAATCAAACTACCAATTGATGGATTTGGTATATCTACAGGTGGTGTTATAAAACCTAAACCAACAAATGATATACCAACATATGACCCTCAAACAGGGGATTTAAATCCCCACTACAAAGAACTTACAGGTAAAGTAAATCCGATGAATGAATTCCTAAATCTTATTGAAGAAAAAAACGTGAAATACGGTATATTAAAAGAAAAGAATAATATCATACTAAATCGGTATAAAGAATCTAAAGAAGTACCCATTCCAAAATGGAAACATTTGGTTAATAAAATAATAAATTTAATAAAAAGTTATGGCAAATCACGTAAGTAATAGAATAGTAATTTCAAATATCAATAATGATATTTTAGATGAAGTAAATCGTATATTCAAAAAAGCAGATGGTGAATACGAGGTTGGTACAGAAGAGTTAGCAAAGCGTGTATTCGGTGATGATGCTCCTGATGAATATGATAGAAGTTGGTATTGTGATAATTGTGGAGCTAAGTGGATGCATGGATATGCTGAGCTTGAAGAATACGATAGTATGGATGAAATTTGTATAGAGATAACATCAGCGTGGGATTCGATAAATGGGTGGGTATATAGATTATTCCAAAATCTATCTAAGATTAACGAAAGTGTTATCATAATGAATACATTTGAAGATGAAGGTTATAACTTCGCCGGTGTGTATTATACATCTAAAGAGAATGAAGATGAATGTGAGTGGATAGATATGGATGAACATGATGTTGATATAATGTTTGGAGATGATATTGAACAATCTGCGATTGCTAATGATAAATTTTACGATGCGATGTATGAATTAGAAAAATCACATAAAGAATGTCATTTAAGAGTTATTGAAGATATGAAATTAAACCCAGAAAATTATGAGTAAGTCAGCATATCAAATAAGAAAAACATCAGTTGAAAGAGATTTCTCTGTAATATTAAACGATAGTTTAGGGAGTGTATTAGAATTTGATACATTCGAAGATGCTTCTCAAATAGTTATAATACTAAATTCAAATTCGGATAGTAATTGTAGATATGAGTTGGTAGTAGTTCCTTCACTTAAAAAATCCATATGAAGTTAAGAAGTGGTAAATACGCAGGTAAAGATATAGAGTATGTTCGAAGGGTAGCACCCTGGTATATCAATTGGGTAAAAACGAATAGACCTGAGATGTTAAAGGAACGTACTTCTAAGAAAGAACCTAATGATACTATTAACTCAATGAAATCTGATAACCTTTGGGCACGGAGTATAAAACCTAACTTAGATTTTGATACCCAACCATCAGAATTGTATAAGATACCATTAGAAGAACCAATCGCTGAAATTAAAGTTGAGGTTGAAAAAGATACATCAAATGAATGGTGGGGTTAACAAAATTTAAAATATGAAAACACAAAAGTTAATTAACGAATACAAAGAAGCATCACCAAAAGAAATGCGGTATGCTATATTAGAAAACTTCTTCTTTGGATTAAGTGGAGCAGTAATTGTTCCATTCATTGCATTAAGAATGGATATAGGGGTACTCATAGGTTATATGATACATTACTTTTATATCAGTAAAGTTATTAACAGACCCAAATACACAACAAGTTTAGCAAAGTTTATCTTATTCCCAATACCAACATCAGTTGGGGCGTATACGGGATATAAATTAGCATACTTTGTTTCACAATATTTAACACAATACATTCAATAAAACATCAATTATAATTTGGTAAATCCAAATAAAAATTGTATATTTACATAACAAGAAACATATGATATGAAAAGTAAAAGAAAGCAAGAGATTATAGATAATCTTGAAGGAACTTTAGCTAATAAAAAGAACGTTAACGAAGTAGTTCGAACCGTTCTAATAAAGATTTTAGAGAACGTTAAGAATGATACCCATGTGGTAGCTAAGAAACGAGGGAGAAAAGCAAAACGAAAGAAAGATTTATGATATTTTGGGAAGAAATGTGGAATTTACCAAAGAATAAACCAAAAGAAATAACTAAAGAGATTTTAGAAGAAGAGTTGTGGGACCATTATTCAGAGTTACCGAATCCTCTTTGGTATGAACAGCCAATCCAAATTGATAATGTGGATGATAAAATTAAGCCAGCACCACAAAAAACGGAATAGCAGCCGGTGGTAATACATTAGAAGAACTAAGAGCAGAACTTAACCGTATGTTAGAATCACTCGATAAAGAAGTTCTTCAGTACGAAGATTAAACTAAAACTATAAAGTATGAATACAGTATATTTTCAACCACCAAATATTAATAAACAATATTGTGAAGCAGGTATGATTTCAGAAACAGACCCTAACCACATTTGGTATTTCGATGAACCTTGTAAAATATTAATTAGTGAGGTAACGATAATACCTAAAGAACAAGTCATTTATAACAAAAAGGACAGGTTATATTATATTAAATAAATAACAATAAAATAAAGAGATAGAGTGATACCTCTTCCCTACCGTAGGATTCACTCCGAAGGTGTGTAGAAGAAAAATTCCGATGGAATTCCTCAAGTGGTAATATTAACAATCTAAAACAGTAATGAACGATTTACATACAATAGTATTTATATCAAAACTAACTTTATTATCCATTGTAGTATTAGCATTGGGGTATTATTTTAATAAAAATAATGATGAATAACGAAGAGATGATAACAATAGAATCTAATATATGTTTTGAATGTGGTTCAGATATGAATATTCATAATCACCACGTAGTACCGAAAGTATTAGGTGGTACTAAAACAATTCCGTTATGTACTTCCTGCCATAGTAAAGTACATTCAAAGAATTTAACTAAATTTTCAAAATTAGCTAGGATTGGAAGGATGAAGTATGTGGCGAATGGTGGTAAGTTGGGAAGACCAGAAGGAGCGAAAGAATCAAATGATAAGTTTTTATCGAAACCAAAGAACCAGGAGATATTCAAACTCCTACAACGTGGTTTGAAATACTCAGAGATTCAGAAGGTTGTTGGATGTTCTCCGAAAACAATTAAAAAAGTTAAAGAGTTTCAACCACTTTTAGCAGAGGATAATATGAGAAAGGGTGATAGGATACTATAAATAAAAAGTTATGGGTATATCAAAGAAACTAAAATTAAAACAGCAAAGGTTAAAGGAAGATAAACGTAAACAGATAGAAGAACGTTATAACAAAATACAAGAGTTATCCAAAAACCACAATCCATTACCAGATAGGGGTAGGTATAATACACATACACATCTTGGAGTAAATCCAAACTCTAATATGATTAATGTAAAGCAGGGGTATTTTAATAAAGGTAAGTATCAACATAAGCGGGTTGAAACTGTTCCAATCCATTATCTTAAATGGATGTTAGAAACTAAAGAATTAAATAAATCAGAAACCAGATTGGTTAAAAAACTCATAAAAAGTGAGGGTGAATAAACTCACTAAACTCACAAAAAAAGTGAGGTGGAAAAGAATCAGCTAAATCCAGATAATGATACTAAAACTAATAGTAGTAATAGGGTATATAGTAAGGAATAGAATACTATACTATATGGATAAGTAAATCAATGTAACT